ATACTTCTATCCGCACCATATATCGGAGGAGATAGTGATATAACTCCAGATGAATCGGAGCTTATCGGTTGGATTTTATCAGAAGGAAGTATTACTTGGTCAAAAAAATCTGAGAATACTTCAGCTTCAAAAGGTTTAAAAAAAGAGGTTCGTGTATTAATCACACAATCTATAAATTATTATACAGAACATATAGAAAAATTGTTAAATAAACTTAATATTTCGTTTTATAAATATCCCAGACCAACCCCCGATAATGGTAATACAGTTGTAATATATGTTATTTCAAATGAGTGTGCAAGAAAATTTATAGATAGAGTTGTTGGTATTAGAAAAGATAAGCATGATATAAACTGGGTTAAGTGGGTTATATCTTTAAAAAGGGAAAGTTTAGAAAGATTCATGTATGGATTTTTTTTAGGTGATGGTAATGTAAAGTCTTTTCAAAAAAATAAAGAATACCTTATTTCGCAAAATAAAGGTAATATTTTTGATGGTGTTGCAACAGCTATGCAACTGTTAGGTACGGGTAGACTCTCATTCACAAATAAGAGTGATAAATGTATTTCTATAAGAAAAAAGAAAAAATCACATCTAACTTGCCAAGAGATAAAAAAAGATACTTTAGGTATACAAGATACTTTTTGTCTCACTACAAAAAATTCAAGTTTTATTATATGGCAAGATAATTTTATAGGAATTACAGGAAACTGTATTTATGGAGCGCAACCTAAAAAAATCGCCAAAATGACTGGAGAATCTTTAGAGGAAGGTAAAAGAATATACGAAGAAGCTTGGGAGGCTATGCCAGCGTTAAAAGCTTTAAAAGAAGAAGTTTTAGAAACTTGGGAAAATAATAATAGAGAGTTTATCATAGGTATTGATGGTAGAAAAATTATTGCCAGAAGCCCTCATAGCCTATTAAATAGTTTATTTCAGTCTGCTGGAGCTATTTGCGCTAAGTATACTACAGTGTTGTTATTAAACGAAATAGAAAAAGCTGGTTTTACAATAGACCCTTTTATAGCAAAACCTGATGCTTGTGAAATGATTTCTATGCACGATGAAGTAGCCTTAGCTGTAAAAAATACAATTGTTAAATACAAAGTATTTGATAATGAAGAAGAAGGAAAAGAATTTATAAAAAACTACTCTGGAGCTCAATTAACACCACTAAGTCATGTTAAAAAATGGTATGTAGCTTTACCAAATCCAGTATCAGAAAGTATAAATAAAGCTATAGCAAAAACATGCGAGTTGATGAAATTAAATATTCCTCTTGGCTTTGAGTGGCAAGTAGGCGCAAACTGGGCACAAACACATTAAAGTGTTAAAAAATTTCTTTTTACCGAAAAGAAACTGTATTTTTACATCAAAATAAATAATATGGCTCAATTAAACGAAAATACTGGTTTAAAAAAAGGAGATACTGTTGAATTTGAAGGTACTAAATATAAAATAGGTGATTTTGATACTGCTGGTGGAGCTAATTTAGTTTATTTAAATACAATGGATGGAAAGCTCGCAGAAGATAGTAAAGGTAGTTACTTAAAAGTACATGCTACTAAAGTAAAACCTAGTATGAATGAAGATATTGACAGAAGCTTTGGAAATTCACCTTATTATTTTTATAATAATAAATAATCATGTTTAAATTAAGACCATACCAACAAAGAGGCGTTGATGAAGCATTAGCTTATATTAATGATAGAGCTGATTTAAGTAAAGCTATTGAAATAGCTCCTACTGGGGCAGGCAAGAGTTTATATATAGCTGCAATAGCAAATGAAGTAGACTTTCCAATAATCGTGCTACAACCCTCTAAAGAACTATTGAAGCAGAACTATGATAAATACATTTCATATGGTAACGAAGCTTCTATATACTCAGCATCTGCTAAAAAAAGAGAGCTTGGGCATGTAACTTTTGCAACTATCGGTTCTATTATAAAAGAAGTAGAGCAGATTAAAACTATGGGTGTTAAATTAGTTTTGATAGATGAAGCTCATCTGCAAACAAAACATAGCTCATTAACAGCTAAATTTATAAAAGGGATTGGAGTTACAAAAGTTATAGGGTTTACTGCCACCCCTATAGAACTTCGTGCAAGTATGTATGGAGCATTTTTGATGATGATTACAGATTCAAGAAAAAACATATTTAATAAAATAATCCATGTAACTCAAATAAAAGAAGTTGTAGAACAAAATTACTGGGCTAAGATTAAATATGAAGAGTATAAAGTAGATAAAAAAGATTTGGTACTTAACTCCACTGGGGCTGATTATACAGAAAATTCACTTAGAAAATTTTTTCAAGCTAATAATCTTCATGAGAAAGTTTTAGCACAAGTAGAAAGATTGAGAGCTCAGGGTAGAAAATCTATTCTTCTTTTTATGCCAAGTATTCATGAAGCAGAGGCTATTAGTAAGATTATAGATGGTTGTTATGCTGTGAGTAGTAACACTCCTCAAACAGAACGTGATGAGATAATTACTAAATTTAAAAATAAAGAGATTGATGTAGTTGCAAATGTAAACATATTATCAGTTGGGTTTGACCATCCAGAATTAGATGCAATAATAATGTTAAGACCAACACAATCGTTTGCAATATACTACCAACAAGCAGGTAGAGGTGTTAGACCTCACCCAAATAAAAAAGATTTACTCATTATAGATTTATCTGGGAATATCAAAGAGTTTGGAACTTTAGAGAATATTTCTTTTGAAAGAAAAGATGATAGTTGGGTTATGTTGTCTGGAAATAGGCGACTGACTAATAAAAAAATAGTCCCTACCCTTTCTAATACTATTGATAATACTTATTTTGAAGATTTATTTAAACCAAAACCTATGAAGATATGGTTTGGAAAACATAATGGAAAATTAGTAAAAGATATACCAGTAGATTATTTAAAATGGTTGATGAATGGAATGATACCCCCATACTCAGAAAAAATGAAATTATTCCGAAAAGAAACTGAAAGGCATTTATTAAGATTACAAAAAGCATAATATGTATATAAATTTTGATTTATTAGAAAAAGAAAGTTTCGAGTGGAAAAATAATGAATTGTTAGTTATTTTTTGTATTCGTCAAAAAGAGTATGAAAGATTAGATAACTGCTCAGAGTCTCTTAATAAATTATTTCAGAGAAAATTAGTTACTAAAACTTCTTCTCTTCCTAAAAATAAACCTGCATATTTAGGCGCAAGACTTACTATGAAAGCAAAATCTTTTCTTAAAGAATTACAGATAGCTAAGGTTACTGAGGAAGCTAAAGAGTTAACAAAAAATCTTATAGACTTATACGAGAGCAGAGGATTATTAATAGGTAATAAAAAAGAAATTGTAGAGTTGGTGGCTTGGTTTTTAGCTGAAACACAAGAAGAAGGCACAGCTGTATACGATGCAGTAGAAAATTATGTGATGAGCACAGAGAAGACGTATATAAGTAAGCTTAATAATCTAATTTGGAAAGGTAAAAATGTTTTTGCTACCAATTGGGATTTAGCGGATAGTAAATTATATGAATTGTTAAAAAAGTAAAAAAATTTCTATTTTTAATAAATTATCCTTATATTTGTATCATGGAAGTAATTATACCAGCAATACTAACAACACTTTTTTGCCAATATATTTATGCAAGAAGAATAAACCTATCACTTAAAGAATTTTATAGTTTTGTTTTGTGTGGTGAAGATGATTATAATAGTCTTATTGCACTTTTTTCTTCTTGTATTATTTTTGCATTATCTTCAATTGTTTACACAATAATTTATATTTTAATTAGATGACAGCAGTTACACAAATTGAGCAAGCAATTTATAATTTAAAGTTGCAACTAAGAACTGGTAAATTATCTTTTGCGGATTATTTAAAAGAAGAATTGAATGTCATACATAAGGCTAAAATTATAGAAAAAGCACAAATAATAGACTCAGGTAACTATTGTGCTGATAAATGTTTTAACTTCTATTATGAATTAGAAAACCTATCAAAAGATGAGATTTTAGAACTTCTTGATAAAGAAAATCTTTCTTTTGGAGAAGAGTATTATAATAAAAAATTTAATAACAAATAAACAAAACAAAATGCAAAAAAATGAAACGACTATGGTTAGCAAATCACAAAAATTCAGAACAGCTATTATTGATTTTTTCAAAACAGCTAAAAAAGAAAAGAGAGAATCTTTTAAATCTCCAGAGCTAATAGCGTATATCCGTAAATTTACTGGAATCCGATATTTTTATCCAGATACTGTACTTAGAGAGCTTAGAAAAATGAGAGAGTTAAAAGAGCTAAACTATATTTGTAAAGATAAAAAAAGTATGGAATATTACTTCCTAAAAACATCAAGAGCATGAATACTCCTATTTTTGTAGATTCAGAATACGATTATGATTACTTTTACGATGAAGAAAAAAGAACTCATATTTTAAAATACTCAAATTCCGAAGTTTGGTATTCTACAATTAGAGAAAAGACGGTATTAACAGCGATAGACACTGGGAGTGGTTTTAAATTCTCTCAAAAAATAGGTAAAAAAGTAGATTATTCTTTGGCAATTCAAATTAATATACTGCTGAATTTTATGAATGATTACATAAACTTAGAGAAAGGTAAATTAAAATCAATAAAATGGAAGCAATAAAACATGATTCTGGTAAAGCCAGATTTAGTCTAGTACCTATCGAACCGCTAACAGAGATTGCGCAGGTTTTTACTTTTGGAGCACAGAAATACTCAGACTACAATTTCATGAACGGTGAAGGTCTAAAATTATCCAGAGTGTATGATTCTTTGCAAAGACATCTTAATGCTTGGTTTGGTGGGATAGATAATGATGAAGAAACTGGTTTATCTCATTTAGCTCACGCAGGGTGTTGTATTATGATGTTAATGTTGCTACATAAATTTAGACCTAATTCAGATAACCGACAAAAATTTTAATATGAAAAAAATAATTCTATTATTAGCTGTATTATTTATTACAGCAACATCTTATGGTCAAATTGTAATACAAACAAATCTCGAAGAAACATCAGAGTTTAATACATATGCAAATAAATGGTATGTAGTTAATAAAACATATGCGAATATAACTTTTGTATTAAAAGGATATTATTTATATGCGGATGACGATGCTAATTCTATTTACTATTTGTATCAATTGATTTCTTCAGATAAAAATTCACATAGTTATGAAGCAACAGATGAACTAAACAGAAGATGCAGAGTTTCTATTACAAGATATGGAACAGCTGGAGCGATTATGGTTGTATACAAAAAGACTATATTTACTTATTATTTTAACGTATGAGATTATATTATATAGACCATAAACAATTAAGATATATTCCTATGAATATAAAACATTATGTAGGAATATTATTTGTTTCTTTTGTCTTATTTAGTTCTATCGGTTTTACATCTGCAATAAGGGTAAATACAGCACTTGAAAAAATTCCAATAATTGTTAAATCTAACAATGAAAAAATAGATGAAGAATGGGTAGAAGCTAAACTATTAAAGCTTAATGCAGAACATATTGATATTTTGATAGCGCAGAGTAAACTTGAAAGTGGAAATTATAGTTCTGAAGTATTTAAACAAAACAAAAATTTGTTCGGAATGCGTCAAAGTTTTATAAGGGCTTCTACAAATGTAGGTACTAATTTAAATCATGCTATATACGACAGCTATTATGACTCTGTAATTGATATAGTTTTATGGCAACAAAAATATGCTTCAAAATTAACAAGAGAAGAGTATTTACAAGTATTACAACAATGTTACGCAGAAGATAGGTCTTACATTCAAAAATTAAATAAAATTATACAAAAATGACCCAAGTAAAAACTGTTTATCCAGACGGATACCCGATTAACGGCACAGATACTGAAAAATTTAGTTTCTATGCAAATCAAACAGCTTCTGTTAAAATTGATGATTTAATAAAATCGGCTATTGCTTTAGTTTGTAATGGGAATTTAACTGAAATAAATGTTGCTGAAAAATTAGGAATCACTGTAAATCAATTACATAAGTATATTAAAAAATATAAAATTAATGTACATTTCAGAGAAGAAAAAATAAATCAATTAGAATTTGATTTTTAGAAAATTTTTGAGTAATATTACAACGAAATGACAAGAGAACAATATTTAGAAATGCGAAAAAATAATTCTATAAACTTAGATTTATTCTTTTCATACTACAAAGATAAAGGGGGGAAATACGATTATAATACTTTTGTACATTACTTTCCTATGTACTTTCATACAGAGCAGAATAAAATTATGCAGGATTTAGATAGTATTTTTTCAATAATTTTTCTCACTGATAAAGAAAATAAATTAGTAACTATTTTATAAACAAAAACAAACAAAAATGGACAAAAAAAGAACGGGAGATAGAAATCTCGATGCTAAAAAGAAAGCTGCTGAGAAAGCAGTAGATTCTAAACTTGAAAACGCATTTTACTTACCAGATGTCAAATTAGAACTTGGCGCAAGTGATTATAATGAGTATTTTAAAACTGTAAGAGGAGTTCTTGGTTCTTACACTAAACCAGTAATTTCATCAGACGGAAGTAATTCAATTACTGGTACAGTAGTGCTCAACGAGCAGTTGTTATCTCTTGTTGATTATATGGTGAAAACGGTAAATGTACCAGCTTTGGAAGCAGGTCTACTTGAAGTAGCAGAAACTGACCAAGATAAGCCAGAATTTCAAAAGGCATCTTTAGGTGTGTTTAAAAAAGATTCTAAAGTAGAAATTAATGGAGCATTTTTTACTACCTTCCGTAAGATGGTTGAAAACTCAATTGATTCCGAATCATCTGAAGTTATGGGTAAAGAATTAGCAACTGTGCCTAAAAAGATGCTTCCACTATTACAGCTATACAATCACTTGTATAATGCTTACCATGTTAGATTTGTATCTGAAGGAAAAACTCTTACAAAAGAGGCATTTTTAGAACAGATAAATAAAAAAGAACAACCAATCGAAGAACAAGCTGTATAAAGCTTGCAAACGGGAGATTTTTTCTCCCGTTTTTTATTTATTTTAAAAATTTTTTTGTATATTTGTAACATGCTAAAAAGAAGTCAAGACTTAATTAAAGAAACTCAAGAACAAATACATAATTTCCAGCACGGTTTAGTTAAACCAATATCTACTGGAATAGCCCATTTGGATTACCATCTTTTAGGAGGATTAACGCCAAGTACGGTTTTAGGTATATGTGGTTTATCTACGCATGGGAAAACATTTTTTCTGGAACAAATAAACGCTAATGTAGTAAAACATGAAGATGTTGTATTATTACAATGTCTTTGGGAGTTAGAGCTATTTAAAATTGTTGTGAGAGATTTAGCTAAAAAGACTAAAAAAACAGTTAAAGAAGTTCTTTTTCAAATGCCAGATTCTGATACTAAAGATAAATATCTTGAAATATATGAAAGATATAATAGTAATAACATGTATTTTCAAACAGAACCTGTAAGTACTGATGTTTTTGCAGAAGACATAGAAGGTTTGATTAGGAACTACCCAAATAAAAAAATAGTCGTAACTGTAGATAACTTAGAAAATATACTTGTTACCAGCGAAACTCAGAAGCTAACTATGGATAAACTTATTTCAGTTATTAATAAATTGAAAAAGACTCATCCTTTTATTATTTTTATAGTACTAAATCAGTTGAATAGAGAGGTAGCTGAACGAACTGGAGACCCTAAGAATCATTTTCCAAGAGAAGGGGATATTTACGGCTCTTCTGCGTTATTTAAACTATGTGATGTTCTTGTTGTGAAACATCTTCCATATAAGCTGGGTATTGAAAAATACGGTGTATTTAGTCAGGATAGATTCTCTTACCAAGGTGTATCTGAATTTAAGCTTACAGGGAATAAAACATGTCAATTAGATTCTGTTGGTGTGGCTTTTTACCACTATTTAAAATCAAGAAATATTGAAGAAGAATATGATAGACAAGATGTATTTGGAGAAAGAATTTTTGGAAAACCTAGAGTAAGTAATTTTAGACCTTTAAGCGAAGTATTAGAAAAAGAAGAAGATGATAACGAACCAATCTGGTAATATGAAAAAAATATATTTAGCAATCCCATACTCAGGTATGGAGGAAAGTTCTTTTGAACAAGCAACGCAAACCACGTTTGACTTAATGAATAACAATAAAAACTTAAATGTTTTTAGTCCGATAACACACTCACATCCGTTAGCTAAATTAGGTTTATCTGGTAGTTGGGATTATTGGGAACAATTAGACTATCAATTTATCGACTGGGCAGATGAAATTTATGTTGTTATCCCTAAAGAAGGGATAAATAAGATAATACAGTCTAAAGGAGTCCAAGCTGAAATAGCTTATGCTGAAAAAAAGAATAAACTTATAACTTACCTATAAAAAATAAGCCTCCATTTCGGAGGCTTTTTAGTTTACTGTTTCTTTTTACGTTTCTTCTTTTGGTCTTCTTCTTCATCATAATTTAGAAGTTCTTTCAATATATCGTTTGGAGTTCCAATAACTTTAGCTCTAAAATATAAGTTAGCATTTCTGGCATTATCGTTCATAGGATTCCATATGTTTTTCACAACAGTCCATTTCATTACTTCTTTAGTTCTTTGAGTTAAACCTTCATATGCTCCAGAAGATACCACTTTGTCTCCATTTATAACGAGTTGAGGTATTTTAGTAATTGTTTCAAGCATTCCTACTCCAGCAGCAGGTGAGTTTACAATAGTATAAACCTCAGACAAAGCAAATGGCATAGTAGTAGATAATTGTTCAGATAAAGCCCTTGAACTGATATAGGCAAGATATTGTTTCAAATAGTCATCTTCATCATCGTCTGCTGCTGCATTGGCTAAAACAAATAAGGCAAATAATCCAGCTACAGCCATCATATCTCCTGCTAATAGTTTAATGTTGGATTTTTCAAAGCCATCTAAATTTTCAAGACCTTTTGAATATATACCTAAAGTAACTAATGATAGATGAAGTTCTAATATAGATTTTAATCTTTCTCTTCCGTTTAAATCGTCTCTTGTTAATGTTTCTTTAATAAGTCTTCCATAAGTATTATAACTACCTTCAATTGTTCTCCCACTAATCCAGTCTTTATGTTGACCTACATACCTATCTTGAATAGCATTTGTAAACCAACCTTTATGCATACCTAAGAATTTAAAAATAGGATTTTTAAGATAAATACCCTTATCTAAAGGGTCTATCATACCTTCTATTTTTGAATGGAAAAGATTTGCTTGTCTTTCCATTTTAGCTTCGGTTGTAGCAATATTTTTAACATCAAAACCATCACTCTGTAATCTTGTTTTATCAAGATATAATGCTTTATCTCCTTCGTCTACAAGGTAAGAATAGTATGTTTTATCTTTATAAGTATCCCATTCTTCCTTTATTTGTTTTTCAGGTTTAGTTTTATTGTTTGTTTCAAACTCTTGGAAAGAAATAAATTTACCGTCAACTAATCTATAGTTATCAAAAACAGAAAGTGTAGCAACAGCTCCAGAAACAACACCAACAGCCTCGTAATGTTTAAAGAACCAGTTTGTGTTAGTTCTGTACATTCTGCCTCTAGTAATACCAGACTGAAGTTCTTTATTTGAAATAGTTACTTTAGCGTAAGTTAGTAATTTTTTTACTTCGTTAGTTGGAGCTAAATTTCCTATTTCTCCTGCATAAGTCCAAATATCTTTTCTTGATATTTTTCCATTAGCCCATAAAAAGTTTTCGTATGTAATATCATTACCAGCAAACGCTTCTATATTTGATTTGGTAAATGAAGAAAGTGCTCCAACTACAGGAACAAATATATTTCCACCTAAGTTTGAAAAGGATATGTATTTGTAAAGAGAATCAGCTATTTTAGAGCCAGACAATCTGAAACCAAGATACTTTTCTGATAATCCAAAAATATCAAATTCACCACCATTATCCAATGTTTGACCATAAATATTCATGTCAATAAATCCTTCAAGCATCTGAGAAAGATTAGTCTCTTTTCCTTTTTTACCTCCCTCAAATAACATTGAATTATCTAACCTATCTTTCAAAAGAAGTACATCTGGAAGTATTTTAGACTTTTCTGTATAATTAGCAGTCATTTCATTATACTTTGTATACATTAGAGCCATATCTCTAGTGAGCTCTTGTGGGTCGTTTGCTTTTTGACCATATAATTTCTGCACAGTTCCTTGGCTCACTCGGAATTCACCTTCATTTTGAGTGGTGAATTGGCGTATAGCTGCTGCTTTTAAAGAGCCTTTTATATCTTTAACAGTTGTTTCTCTGAATACATCCTGTTTAAGTACTTGTGGTAGCTGAAAATATTGGTTAAAGCGTCTAAGTTCTGTGTCGTTTTTGTCTTTTTGTTTTAACAATAACTTTCTAAATTCCCAAAGCTCTTGATTTTTAGTTGCCCCTTGCTTAGTGCCGTAAAAATCCGTATCTTTATCTATACCAAATAAATCAAAAAACTCTTGATTTACATGTTCCGTTAAATTTGGGTTAAACTGTATTGTTTTTCCACGTAAGTCTTCATTGAACAGAGGGTTTTTTGTACGTGTAATCTCGTTTTTAGCGTTCCAAGTAAAATTAGGTTTATAAACTTTATTAATCGGAGCTCTCTTTTCATCTACAAAACGAAAAGTTCTATACTGATAAGCTAATGGAACTGGATAACCATCTACCTCTTTACCCTTCATAACACCAACATTATTTAAAAATTGGTATAAAGCTTTCTTATTTGGGCTCTTATTTAACTCATCGTATTTTCTTTTGAAAGCATCGTTAGCTAAAGATTGAATATTTGATGTCTGTTTACTATCTTCTAATGTAAATAAATATAACTTTGCTGCTATCTCATCTAATGTTTGTGTAAGTTCTGGTATAGCTGAAACTACATTACCATCAATCTGATTAAATAATCCAGATTTTTTATATGGTTTTATAATTTCTCGTCTTTTTTCAAGTAACGCTGTGTATATCTCTGAAAATGTTGCATTATTTTTAAGACCTAAATTTTTTATTAGTGCTCGTTTTTGAGAATCATTTATCTTTTTAGCTGTTTGTTCTTCGTTTACGATTGCTCCTTCTGATTCTAATGCATTAAGCACAGAATCATCATAAGTTTCAAAACCATTTACACTTAACCAATCACGAAACTCTTTTGAATTTTCGCCATATTTTCTTTTGATAAGTTCTAATTCTTTTTGAAATGCTGCATCGCCAGAATTTACTTTTCTATCTTCTAATTCTTTAAGTTTGTCTTCTAATTCTTTTCTGAGCTCGGCTTCTCTCTGAGGATTTTGTTTTATTGCAGCTTCATATTTTTCTTTTAATTTTTCAGGATTAAAAGATGCAGTGTATTCTTGTAAACCTTCGGCTATCAATAATGAGACTCCTTCTTTTTTCTCACCATTTATATCCCATATAGAAGCCATGGATTTAAATCTTCTATCAATATCTTCTAATCTTTGTCTGTCAGCTACTGAAATATTTTTTAAAGATATAGAACCATCTGCTTTTTTATATTGTCTATAAACTTCGTTTCTCGCAGAAGAACGTTGAAAAATTGCCTTCTTAACTTCGGGATGAAGATTTTCTGTCTGTTTATATATTTCATCAGTAAATTCTCTTACTATCCATTTTTTATCTAAATCCGCTAACTCTTTTTCAAGAGCTTTTTGATTTTCTATACTGTTAAGTGATTCTGGTGTGTATTTATCTCTGACAGCTTGTTTAGCTGCTTCATATGCTTCGTAAACATCCGACTTAAAAGGATTTATCATGTGATATTTATCGTATAGATTTTGAATATCAGCATCCGTCAAATTAGAATCATTAAAGAAATCAACTATTTCTCTGGCAAAATCAGCATTTTTAGTATTTATAATACTCTGAGCTCTTGCAACCATTGCAAAAATAGCTTTTACAACTGGATTATCTACGGTTCTTGACGAGAAGACGTTTTTAACAAACCAATTAACATCTTTAAATACTCGATTAGACATATCATCTAAAGCTTGCAAAATTTCTTCATTTTTTACACCATAACTTGTAGCTATGTCTCTTATTGCACTTCGTTGAGCCTGAGATTTAATAATATCTAAGTCTGGTTTTGCATTTTGAAAAGATGATGATACCCCATTTAATTTGTTAAGCAATTCTGCTGTTAGTTCTGGAGCTAAACTATCATTATCTACCAAGAAATTACGCAAAACTTGTAGATTATAATCTAAGTCACTCGTAAACGTAATTAGGTTAGACAAATTTAGATTACCTACATTTCTAAAAAACTGTGCAGGGTCTGTTGATTTTGCATTTTGCAAAGTAGAAATAACACGTCCAATATCTTCGCTCATTAAGGCGAGAATAGAGTTTATTCCTTGATAAGTTTTAGCTTGAAGTAATTTTTCTTGTATGTCTGATAACTCGTTGAGTCTCAATGTTCTATCAAAACTTGGAAGAGTAGAAAGACTTTTATATTTATCTTCTAATCTCTCTATTAAATCTCTAAGACCGTCATGAATATTCCTTTGTTTGGCATCTGCCATATAATAAACTTCTCGACTCTCTACAGGAGAGAAACGAGAATCATTATTTAAAACAACATCAGCAGCTAATGTATCTAAAACTTCTCCAAATTCTTGGAAAAATCTTTGGTTTTCATCATTTATTTGAAAAAGAGAAATAAAATCATTCCATAGTTGTTGCAGTTGATTGAATATACCTATTTCTGTAGAGTTTATAGCATTTTCATCTGTAAAGTTATCTTGTATTTTTTCAGCCAAAATTTTACCGAGGACTTCTTTTCTAACTTTTTTTTCTAAAGCTTCACCAGACAATTTGTCAGAGTATATTGCTCTATAATTCTCAGCGTATTTTCTATAAGCTGTTGTTTGGTCTATCTTATCTATCATTTTGGAGATAATCATCTTATCATTATGATATTCAATAGCAAAGTGAGCTATTTCTTCAGATAATTGTGATATATCTCCAGTATTTGATACTGCTATAACTTTGTTAAGTAAATCTGCCAAAGACTTAATATCGGCTGTTTCTGTATTTACTCGGTTAGAATAACTATCCAAATAATTTGTAAGAGTAGTAACACTAATACCGAGTTTTTCGGCAAACGATAGTAATTTTCCAGCAAGCTCGTCTTCTGTTAAGTTTTGCCTGTTTGAAGTTTGAGCTTGACGTTCCATTTTTTTAATGTACTCTGTAGATAAAATATTAATCATATTATCTACAGCATTACGTATATCTGGAAGTTTATTGTTTCTAACTAAGTCGTTAATAAGTTGTTTTATGCTAAAATCCTTTTTTTCGCCATTTTCTGTAGTAAATGTTTTAGTATCTCCTGCCAGCTCATCTAAACTTTTCTTGTCAATAAAAACATTGTATGTACCATCTTCTTGTTTTTCAAAAGACATAAATTCAGATGTTCCAAAAGCTTTTTTTGCTTCGGCTTTCATAATTGTCTTTTGCCATTCAACGTCCTCGCCTTGTAGATTAATAACTCCATCTTTGAAACCGAGTTGCATATCTTTTTCTACAGCTGCTTTGAGTTGTTCTTTAGTTTCAAAATCTACACCATTATAGGTATATACACATGCCATTATTAAATATTTTGGAGTAAAAATAACATTTTTTGTTCAAACTTCAAACTTTATAACAATTAAAGTTTGCAATTACGTATAATATCGTTATTCTGAATCATTTTCTCTACGATAGCATCAATATCTAAAGGTTGGTCTCTATTTGTTGCTAAAGTATCAGGTAATACCATATATCCATTTCCATTAATTTCAGCCACATTAGCATCTACTAATTTTTCCCATATAGCTTTAGCTTGTGGTTGAGGATTTTGGTCAGAATAAACTATTCTGCTCTGATTATTTGCAAATTCAATAACACCTAAATACATAGTTGTACCTATTTGTTTGCCTTGTTCTTTTTGAACTACGCTTGAATGAGTAATTATATAATCATCGCCTACTTTTTGTGTATTTATCCTACCTACATAATTATCCCCTCTAAATGCAGCTATAGAATTGGTTGTAGGGTCAAATTCAGTAACTTGAACAGCAGGTTTAAATTGTAAAGAAACAATCTGTTTATTTGGGATTTTTGGAGGTGTAATAGATACTTGATTTGTTTTTTCAAAAGATTTTTCTTTTGTAGCTGCTAATGCAGCATCATAATCTTCTGTATATGTTCCTTGTGTTTTATCGTAAGGTTCAAATATATCGTAATTTTGCTCTACTTTTGTTCTATCTCCTCCATCCCAATACATTGTAACAACATCTGGTTGAGTATTCAAAATAGTTTTTTCCCACCCTTTTTCAGCAAATTCAGGATTAAATTTTAATCTATTAAAAGGTTTGAAACCAAATTTAGCGTAGTATTTAGGAAGAAATGTATCGTAAGCGTCAGCGTATGTTGCACCTAACTTAATTGTTAATTGCAGTAAAGGTTTTAAAATATTACTTCCTTTTGGCAAATTATTATGCGCAAATCCCATACCTACGTATCCGTCCCCTTTTAACACAACACCTGCTAAACCGTCTTGAGTGATAAATAATCTTCCACCTTCTTTTACTATTTGTTCAAATTCCGCTACTGATTTATTATCTACTTGAATTCCATCTAAACCTCGGCTTTTTTTAGCTGCTGTAATAGCTGAATAAAAAGCTTTTGCATCTGTTATTTCATAAACATCAGTACCTGCGATTACATGTTTATTTGCAGGTGTTACCTTTTTACTACCTACAGTGACAACATCTCCATAAGCTTTCGTAAGTGCCCAGTCAGGTAGTAAGGTAATTTTTTGCTCGGCAAAAGGTCTATTTTTTGGAGATAAATACCCTGGGTCTGTAATTTTTTTGATACTTCCATCTGCATTTCTCATATGGTTTCCGAAGTTAACCCAAGAATTTTGACCTCGTGTAGTTATAGTAAGAGCTTTTTGAGCTAAAGGTGAAAACATAGCCATATGTATTCTCCAAGCATTTTCTTCTCCTACAGCTCCAAAACCGTTACCATATTTAGCATGTCCAAATAAGTCATGAACTCCTCTGATAACTTCAACATTTGTCATTGGGATTCCGTTAACATCTTTATATCCGCTATCTTGTAAGCCTATATTGTTTTCGTCAAAAACTCTTGTAGTTCCAAAAGATTTTGAAGATGGGTCAACAAAAATTCTTTTATTTTGCTTAACATCTTTAACCATTTCTCTACTGTTAGAGTTATAACCTTCCCCTTCCTTTGCTATTTGAAATACATAACCTGCTTTTAATAATATATCAGCTTGTTCTTTTATTTCTTTTAGTAATTGATTAAAAGATTTTTGTGCGTTAGGGTCATCTGGAGTGTGTTTAGCTGCTTCGTAAGCATCTGCAATTCTTTTAGCATCTTCTTGTGGTACATTTAAAACAAGTTCTGGTGTTTGCAAACTTAAACCTTTAGAATTTTTATATTTGTCTGCTATTTCTAATAACTCTTGATTAGTTTCTAAAAATAGATTTGATTCTACTAACTGCGGAGAAAGAATATTTTCTTCGTTTAATATAGCTTTTAATTTTTCTATTTTATTCTGTAGAAATTCTCCTTTTCTTGCACTAGCTAATCCAGCTGAAACAAGTTCACCGAGTTTCATGTTTAATATTTGGTCTGCTGTTTTATCTTTCAGAGAAACACCAAATTTTTCTGCCAGCCATTTTATTGCATCTACTACCGCTTCTTTTACTGCATCAAAGAATGTTTTGTTTTGCGTTGTAGGTTCGCCCAACAACTGCTCCCCAGTCTTACCGACCATTGTTGTGATTAACTCATCAAGCAGTTGGTCTCCAGTGTAGTTTTCGTATGCTGGATTCGACATTAGATTTGATAGAAAAGTTTTTCCTAAGTCTTCGCCAGCTTTGAACATCGGAAGCCCAGCTTGTACTTGTTGTTTTAATTCGAGAGTTATGTCTATGGAGTGTTGGGTGACTTTATTAGACTTTAATTTAGCTACATATTTTTTCGCTGCTTCTTCCGTGCTAAAATATTTATCGTCACCCCCTATTGAAACCCTTTGTTCCCCATCCCCAAGGTCTTCCCAAATAATTTCTTTTTCATTAGTATCAACCCCTGTTTCAATCTCAACCGTTTTCGGCTCTTGCTTAAACAAACTCTTAGCTACATTACCTACTATGCCTAATTTGTTTTCTGTTGGAGACCCATAAAATCCAATCATGCCTTTTCCGCCTACTTTTAATCCTTCGCCCTCAAAAACACTTTCTCCATTTTGAACTTTTGTAGCTATTTCTTTGCCAAACATTCCTTCTAATTGACTAAAGGGGATATAGTCTTGGTCTTCTAATATTTTTCCATCTTTATACGTCTTTGCTCGGTAACTATCTACACCTTCTCTTTTTATTATTTCAATTTTATCTACTTGCTTACTCAAATCATACCTATCATTCTGCTGCTCTCCTGTTGTCCAAGCAATCTTATCAGCACCTTGTTTAACGGCTTCTTTTAAAGCTACTTTCCACGCCAATTTTACATAGTCAGTAGTTTTGCTAAATGGTAATCCTGCTTCTTTTTCGCCTAAATCAGTTTCTTTTTCAACATCTCGCTGAAATTCCTCTATAAACAAAACTTTATTCCCATCTGCATCTGTACGGGTATTCATTCTTAAATGAACAAGGATGTTTGGTTCTGAAAAGTGAGAGGATTTGAAATCTTTACCCCCTATCGTTCCTTTTAATTTATTTGCTATTTTTTGTACATCCGTTGGCAAACTATTTAATGATACCCCATCAGGATAATTATTTACATCTGCATATCCAGCAATAGTTTTAGGGTAAATATTGCCATTACTTGTCATTACATACCCTTTTTCTTTAAAGGCTATATCAAGCGACTTTTGAGTTTCATTATTACTCGGCATCGTAACTAATAGCTCTTTATAATTTTCCTTGTCCCCTGCTAATTGGTAGCTTCCAAACTTTGTATCTTCCTCTTTTAAATAACTACCATTTTCTGTGGTGTTTTCCTTTAACCAAGTAAGTAATTCTTTTCCATTCCCATATCTATTTTCAAGATATTGTTCAAACCTTGGATTGTCAATATTTTCGGAAGCCATTAATGCCCCCAGTAAATCATTTCTTGTAGCACCAAATTTAGATGGCGGCTCATTTTCTATTGAATAATTTGGGACATACTTAGAACCCTTAACCACCTCCACAACCTCAATACGATTATCCTTCGTCCATTGCTGAATTTCAGATTTTGAAATTTGTTTTTGTGAATTTTCTTCTAACCAATTTTTAACTCCTGTCCATGTAGCCTCGTCACCTTTACCTACTACTGAAAGCCACTTCGCTCCACTCTGTTTTTCAATTTTTGTTTCAGTTAATATTTTTTCAATAGGAGAATAAAATCCGTTTACAACATCTATTTCATTGGCTATTGGTTTAACTTCCATATTTCTTACGAAGTTAACATCAGATAACTTGACTATAGCTTTATTTGTTGCATCTAAAGCATCTGCTATAAAAAGCCTATCTTCTGGTAAAACATCTGCTGTAGCATCTAATTCAGTAAGTAATCTATCTTTAGCTGACATCAACATACGTTTTTGTATGTTTCTTGCTTCAACTTCACTAGCTGACCTAAAATATGCATCATTTGTAGTTATTTTATGCATATCTGACAAAATCTTTTGCATATTTTCGTCAGCTCCAAAATCAAAACCTTCTATTTGTTGGATAGCGTGTTGTATTTCATGAAGAAATGAACTTTTAATATCATTTACTGGTCTATCTAAATAATCTTTATAAAAGACTATTTCTTTATTTATAGGGTCATAATGTGCATAAGCTCCTGTAGCATTGTCATCGTATCTTACAGTTATATCTCCTATTTTAGGAAATGCTTGTAAAACAATTGCTGCATTATTATTAAAAAATTCTTTTACGGTTGTTGTTGCTCCTATATTTTCTCTGAGATTAAGAATTTGTTCTGGGGTTGTTTTTAAATCAGTAAAATCATCAATTTCTGTTTTCCATTTACCATCTTGTCTTTCCCAACCTGTCAAAAATTTTATGTATGCGTTAGATTTTCCTAAACTTTCTAATTCTTTTGCTTCTTTTAGTCTTTTTAATCTATTAAATCCTCCTTCTATTTTATCAAGAGCCATAGCACCTCTTTGACCTATTGCAAAGAAGTTTACAGGGGTTGTTTCTGGCATAGATGTTTTTGTCAACCTATTTTCAAACTGCGCCAAAATCTGCTCGGCTTCGGCAGGTGCAAAATTATCTTTTACTTCTTGTTTTGCAAGTTCAAGCATTCTGTCTATAAATGCTTTTGCTTGTGGGTCTCCGCTTTTAGCTGCTTCTCTAAGTGCTACTTGAAACGGATGAAAATTTTCATGGATTAATGACTCGATTGAAAGTTTTTCAGGATTGATATAAATTTCTTGTTGCCCGTCTGCATTGACATAAGATGCACCGTAGATTTCTCCTTTTGGAGTTTTTAAATCTACAGCGTTCAAAGCTTTTTTCAAATTAGTGTCGTCAGTTGTTACGTTAGTATCCTTAAAAGCTACAAATGATTTTAATGAATCAACAGCTCTGTCAAATAAAGTTTTTTCTGGAGTAGTTTGAGTCTGTTGTTCTTTGAGGGGTTGTTCTGATTTTTTTAAATTACGATTATCCCACAACGCTTTAGCTTCTTTTGATTGCTTATTTGGTGAAGGCTTTAATTCAATACCTTTTCGTAATTCTATAAAATCGTATACCTTACTTGCAAGTCCTTTTCTTCTGTGATTTTCGTCAATCCTTATATTCTCTAAATAATTACCATCTACACTTAATTGTGCTTTCCCAACTTCATTACCATTGGCATCTTCAATTAAAAATGTATTGGTATTCCCATTCTCCTTTATTTGCGATAATGTGTATGTACTGCCATTCGCATCCACATCTTGTCTTGCTACATAAATATCTACACCTGCTTCTTTGTTAACCCTCTGTGCATCCAATTCTTGTTGCTTCACATCTCCCCCTACACCAACACTACCTGCTTGGAGTGTTTCTTTGAGGGATTGTATATCAAAAGTGGTAGCAAATTGACTGTCGCTCACCCCTTGCATATCTCTTGGGTTTGACAATATACCTTTTTCAACTAACTTAGATAGTGCTGTTTGACTGTCTTGTGATTGTAAAGATACCTTAATGGTTTTTATTCCATTTTCTTTTAACTTTTCAATTACTCTTTCGTATGTTTTTGTTCCTCTTTTTGGCTCAATAACGCTGTCTTCTTTTTTAGGTGCATTGATGCCTGAAATATTTGCAACTCCATTTTCAATTGTCCCAAAAGCTCTTGCCCCGTCTTCAAAATCAATAGAAAAGTCTTGATACTTTTTTTCACCTATTTTTTCATCAGTAACTTCGTCTAATATATCCTTAGTTTTGTCAACAACATTCAATTTCCCAACACTACCTGCTTGAGATGGCTCACTCTCAGTTTTAGTCGTCAGCTGTACACCTCTGCTCAACATGTTTTCAATAAAACCAGAGTATGTTCTTGGATTTAAATTTCTTTCAAATTTTTCTATTTGTACAAAGTTTTTAGCCGAATCTGTTTGAGTTTCAGTTCCTTTTAAAAAACCTATTTGTATACCTTTTGAATCTTTGTCTTTATTAAACGAAATTAAAAAGTCTGTTTCATATTTAAATTGACCAGATGCAGGGTCTGTAGTTGTTGTTAAATCTTTAAAAAATAAAACTGGCTCTCCATTATTATCTAATAGTAAATCTTTTTGTTGATTATACTTTTCAGAGACAATATAAGCATAAAATTCTGCTGCTTTGTTTCTATTTTCAAAAACTGGTATTTTATTAATTGCATCAAATAGTTGAGATGGTTTTCCATTGTCAGCTGTTACTGAAGTTACATTTCCGTTTTTATCTTTTAAAATACAAGCCATTAGTTACAAGTTATTTTTTCTAATTGTTTTTTAATTTTTGCTATTTTAGATAATCTTTCTGCGAATGATTGGTCTTTTCTTACAATTTTACCTACATTAAGCCCGTTTCTCTTTAGTAAGTTTCTTACTTCTGCTGAGTTTAAACGTTTATTTATAGGTGCATAAACAGTTTCTCCATTTTCAAGTGTCAGTAGATTATAATATTTTTTACCATCAAGACTTAATGTACTAGCAGAATATTTAGATACGAATAAATCCTCAGTGACAAATGATATACTTTCTGGTTTAATCTCTGAGAAAGAGAAATTAGGTAAAGCATCGGCTCTTTGTTGTTCATATATGGCTCTTTCTTTTAATGCTGCAAAATCTCCGTTTATACGTTGATATGCGTTTAAATATTCTAATGGGAATTTTACTCCCAACAAAGATAATAAATCTTTTTGAATATTTATAACATTTTCTGAAAATTTTTTCTTAGTTGCTTTAACTTCTACAAAAAGACCGTCTTTTTCGTTACGAACAAATATTTTACCATCTACATTTGCCATGGATAAATCTGTGTATACATTGTTATAGTCTGTAGCTACTTGCGGATTTCTACCTAATGAAGCTCTTGAAACTCTAGCTACTTGAATTAGTCCTTTTGCGTATACTTGTAATCCTAACTCAGCTAAGTCTTGTTGTAACTTAACAATAGCTTCTCTTGGATTTATAGTGTTAACTGCTGCACTTAAAGCTGATGTTATTTTATTCCAATCAGGTAAAGTAAATGTATTAGCTATTTCAATGTTTTTGATACCGATTTTGAAATTATTAAATACATCTGAAAGGGCATCTATTACGTTTAATTTAAATTCATTTTTTAAGTTGTCAGTAGGTAGGGAACTTTCTACAGTGCTAGATTCTTCAAGAATACTTTTGATGGTTGTTTGAAATGCTGCCCATCTTTCTTGTTGAGCAATATCAAAAATAGTATCAGAATTAGTTAAGAATTGCCATACACCCATTCTATATACTGGAGTAAGAACCATTTGTAACTGTTCTTTTTGAGTTGCTGTCAATCCAGAAGCTTCAATCAAATCGTCAAGATTTGTTATAGGATTGCCTTCATTTATAGATTTTTGATATACTTGAGATAAAGCTGATAAAACAACTTCTGATTCTATCCCATGTTTTCTTAATCTTTCTCTGAAAGAGTCTATAACTGTAGTATCTTGTGGTTTTCTTGGTAGAGCTAATGGTTCTTCAGCTTTTTCTAAAGATAATGGTTCATCTGAAACAACAGTACCATCAGGTAAAACTCGAAATACTTGTTGTACAGTAGTATCATTTTTAGTTCTTTTAATAGTTATTACACCATCTTCATTAGAAACTATTTCTATTTCAGTTCCATCTGTTAATATTAATTTATCACCTGTTTTAGCATTTTGAGCTATCCATTTGTTAGCATCTTGTTCTGTAGGTGCTGTTTGTACTTGTTCTGCTGGTAGTTGTTGTTCTGAAACTATTGTTTCTTCGTTAGGTTGTTGTAAAGCATCTAGTTCTGCATCATATTTGGCATTGATTTTATCAAAAATAGTTTTATAAATGGAATTAATTTTTATTTCAGCTCTATCTACACCTTTAGAAATTCCCATTTTTTGTAATAAATCTGCTGCATAATTTTCAACAAAATTTTCTTCATAATTTTCTGCTGCTGATTTGTAAGTTCCTTCTTCTAAACCTTTTACATACCAAGTAGATGCTGTACCATAGTTTTTTAAAGAGTTTTTTTCTTGTTCAGATAATTTTCTAAACTCAAAATGACCAAGTTCATGTGCAATTAACTGTAAAGTTCCTTTCGTAGAAGAATTTTTACCTAAAGAAATAACAGGTCTTGATTCGTTTTTAAATGTTCTGTCTGCACTTTGCCCACCTCTTTCTTTAGTAGTGTCATTTACTAAAATAACTTGTTTATCAAATAAGTATTCCCAAAAAATTTGAGGTAAACTTTTTAGTAATTCTATGTTTATATCTGGTTCAACCCAAACCCCTTGTACATTTACATACCCTGCTTCTTGTAAAGATTCATCAAATGTTTTATCAGAATCTTCGTTTAACATTAAAACTTTTCTTCTATCTTTAGAAGTTTTACCATCAGGTTTAATTTGACTTAATTTTTCTTGTCTTCTTCTTTCTATATCATCTTTTACATCTACATCTTCCCCCCCTACACCATCACTACTTGTTTCTACAGGTTCTACTGAACTGATTTCAGAAAGTTTAACTTCTACAGTTTCTCCGTTAACTGATATTAAAACAGTTTCATTTTCTGATTCTACAACAGAATCTACTACAGTTTGAGCTCCGTTAACATCTTCAATTACTGCTCTGTCACCTTTAATTAATTTTATTTTTTGATTTATATCTTGAATATCTTTTTCAAGAGATTGTTTAGATATATTTAAATCAATATCTTTTTTAGTAAGTTTTTTATACTCCGCTTGACCCAATACTCCGCTTTCGTTGTATTTTTTTACTCTTTCTTTATTCTCGTCAATTTGCCTATTTACTTTATCTAAAGATTCTTGTTTTTTAGCTAAATCTTTTTCCAATTTAGCTACTTCTTTTTCCTCTTCTTGAGATAAAACTTTATTATCAGTAATATTCTGAACTTGTTCTTTTATACCTTCACTGTGTGTAGTATCAGTATCTTTTACTTGTCTCAAAGAAATAGATATACGCTTAGAAATAATAGGTTCATCCGATAGGCTTGTTTGCCCTATTTCTTTAAATTTACCGCTTGTAAATTCTTCTTCAGTAAATACAGAGTTATCGTTATCACTACGTAGAACTTGAACTGTATGATTCTTTTTATTATTTACTCCATCAACACGCATATAGACACCGCCTTGCGCAAAACTCCCTCGGTCAAAAAAGTCTTCTTGAACTTCATTACCTTGTTCATCAATAATAGTTCCATCTTCTTTTACAAAATAAAAAGATGTGCTATAGTTTACAGGATTGTATTCGTTTAATGTTGTGTATTGAATCTGACCATTTACATAATTATAGCCACGAGCAACTTCAAAACCTTGTACTGGTGTAGAACCAATTCTATCGCCTAATTCTCGATTTGCGAATTGCGAACGGAATTCGTCCATTTGAGCTTGATTTTCTTCTTGTTCAAATAGAAAGTCTGCTGCTCTTAGAACTCCGATAATTTCACCATTCTTTACAACAGAAAGAACCAACTTATCTGTATATTCTTGTTCTGTTATTTCGTTGTTATTTCTCTTATCTTGTAAATCCCTATTATATTGATTATCTGCAACAAAAATTTCTACTTCATCATCTATTTTCAATGAGTGAATAACATCGTCTGAAGCTGGAGTAATTTGATTTGCAGCTCTGAATGGTGATGAGATTACAGTTCCCTTATCATTTCGTATTGTTGTAAACTTTCTTTCTGCATCTCCAACTTCTAAGCCTAGTTGCTCTTTAATAACTACGTTTGGAGCTACATCTGCTGGAGTAATTATATAAAAACGAATTCCATCTGATATAACTTCAATTTGTTCTGGATTGTTTATCCTTGAAACATCAATAACTGTCTCATCTGCAAGATTTATCATAGTTACTCTCGCCCCACGACCAATTCTTGATAATCCATTTTGTATGACGTTAAGTACATCGTTTTGATTTGCCTTAACAAGACTATCAAAAAGATAACTTAAATCTTTAGGAAATAGAAACGAGATAACTAAATCAAAGCTATGTACTTTTGTGTTATATGGAGAAGATTTTTGCCAAAAACCTTTTTTAATTTCGGCTTCTGATTGTGTTTTAGTTTTTGGTTGGATAACTTGCTTTGGTTGCCCTTCTGTTTTTCTTACCGCATCTCCTGGTTCTGTTAACTCTTCTTCTAAATTATTAAGAGCTTTTTCTAAGATAGAATCTATTGATTCACCTTTATCATTTGTTTGGTCAAGTAAATCTTCAAAACCTTCAGTTTCTTTTTTTAAGTCTTCTGCTAATTCTTTTGCAGTGTTATATTTTTTACCATTATGTAGGTATGTTCCGTCTGATTGTTTTTTTGAACGAACCTCTTCTAAAAAATCTGTTATGCTTGCCTTTGCTGTAGTTCCTGTTAAAGCTTCATCAACTTGATTATCATCGTATTTTTCCTCTGGGGTTATAATAGGTTTTGAAGCCGCTTTTTGATTTCTGCTTATGTTTTTTTCAGATTGAGCTATTTTTTTATTTGCTTCATTTAAATAAGATTCGGCAAATTTTTCAAGATAATCTTTGTTTGAAAGAAAGTTATAAGCTGCTAAATAGCCTTCAGATTCTGTTTCTAAAGTTATTAAATCTTCTATATTCTTTTTAAGTTCGTCTGGTACTAAAGCTGACTTATCTCTGTAATAAGCTTTAATAAACATAGCTGCTGTTTCTTCTGGATTTTTCTCTCCGTAAACAGGATTACCTTTTTCATCAAAAGCTCCAGTCTCTATTGCTTGAAGAAGTTCTACTTTTTCTTTTGATTTAAGAAGCTCTTGTTCTAAAGCTTCCCTTTCTTCTGGGGTTGCAGCATTTTTTAATGCTTCTTCTTGTAATTTAAAAAGTTTTTTAGCTGTTGTAAGATTATCCCTTAAAGTTGTTCCATCAAACATGGAAGCAATTAAAGTTTCATCTATACCAAAATTAGTTGTTAAATCTTTTACAATTGCCTGACCTCGTTCTTTACTGTCTCTTGCATTGTATTCCATTCCAGCAGCAAAAAGTTTTGCTTGCTCATAAAGCTGATAATTTTTAGAGTCTGTTTTTTGGTTATACGGATTTTTTGCGTTTTTATCTATGGTATTATAAACATCGTTAAATTGTTTATTTTCTTGTTTTAATTTAGATACAACTTCTTCAACGTTTCTGTCTCCCATCATTTGACGGAAATCTGTTTCGTTGGTTTTTTGCATTTCTTTCATGGTTTCTCCCCACAAATCAAAAATATCGTCTGATACAGATGTACCGTATTTTTGCAACTTTGAAAATAAACCTATTTTAGTTTGACCTTGCGCATCTTTTGCAACTTTAACATTACCATCAGCTATTGCTGTTTCTTGTTGTTCTATAGAAGCAACTTGATTTTTTACATAATTAGTGTTTGGGTCTGTATTAGTTAAAACAGACTTCATATAATTATTTACTGATTGAATATCTTGTTCAACCCCTTTTTGAGTAAAGTCTCGTATTGCTTGTTCTTTAGCTGTTGCTCCTGTTGCTCTATTGTATACAGAAGTAATACCTTTTATGCCATAACCAGTAAGAGCTCCAGATACAAATTCATCCCAACCTTCTCTTGTACTAAATGTATTTGAAGTTTCTTCTCCTAACGCAGTTAAAAATGCATCCAAACCTTTACCCCCTTCAGAATCATATGTCTCGTACATATGTTGAGCAGCTCTACCTCCAATACCTTGGAGAACTTCTTCTACACCTTCATATAAATTTTCATTAACTACAAATTTACCTCCTTTTTTAGAAAATTCCCATGTTTTTTTAATAAAAGGGTTTAAAGCTTCTTTAGTTGTTAATTCTCCAAATTTCTTTTTTATTACTCCTGTTGCTTCTTCTTTGATTAGCTGACTTGTAGCTGATTTACCTAAATTTCCAACTCTGAAAAGACTTCCAATAGTCATTGCATTTCCAAGCATTAAAACAGGTGCATTCCAATTAAATACTGTATTACCTAATTCTGTTGCTCTTGTATCTATTTCTTGCATTTGTTCTGGAGTAACATTTACTCCATATTTTTCAAGCTGTTTATTTTTGTATTCTAATGCATTTATATTAGCCTCAATAGCCGCTTCACCTTGAGCTGCTGTTAACATTCGATATGTTGTAAATACTGGGCTTTTTACAATATTACCTATTAATCCTGCTGATTGTGCTGCATTTTTTACACCTGTTAGTCCTGTACGTGCATTTTTATATAAGGTGTACATTGATTTTAATAGCTTTGCATTTGAAACAGTTTTAGTCAAAGCTAGGGGAGCTGCTACTCCTTCTGTTGCAGCTGTTAGTGCAGCTAATCCTGCGGATTCTAAGGCTACTGCTCCTGCTGTACCAGCCATAAAACCTAATTGCCCTGCTAAATTTGCCCAAGCATTTCCAGCACGACCAGTAAACGGAACAAATTGTTTTAATGAAGTTGATAAACCTCCTTCTTCATCTCTTAATCTTTGTTGTTCTTCTGTTTCGTATATAGGGTATAAATCACTGACACCTTGTATCATTTGAGCACTTTCTTGCCCAAAATCATCTTGCCATAGCTTACTCCAATCTTGATTTGTTAAGGCTGATGCTTGTCTTCCATAACTGTAAAAATGATTTGCAAACGTATTAGTTGCTAAAGCTCCTAATTGTAAACCAGAATTTAATGCTTTATCCCATCCAGATTGTTTTTCAGCTTGAATTTGTTCTGAATCCCCATAAGGACTTAATTCAGGATACCTTGTTATATAACCTAAATTTTTACCTGCATAGTTATATACAGCATCAAAATCAAAAGATTTCTGAGGGGCTACATAACTACCTTCAAATGAGCTTGGTGCTGCAAATTTAGCGTAATATTCTGGTGTATTCATTAAAGATTGATTGGATTTTTTAATGGGTATTTACTGATATTTTGTAAAAAATATAAATTGGCTTGATTAAAGAAATCTACTTCAGATAAATTTCCTTGTGTTAATGGTGGTATAATTATATCTTTTTGGGTATTATCTTTATATGTTCTATTAATATCAAAATAAATTTTGTTTTCTTGCTCTGAAGCCCCAGTTTCAATTCTAAATGCTCCTTCTATAGATGAACCATCATTTAATGTGTAGGCATCAGGAATTTGATAAGTATGTCCAATTCCACTTTTTTTAGCTCTATTAAAATAATCTTGTACAACTATTTTTGATGCTTCTGGTTGTTGATTTTGTAAATTTGCTCCGTATACTGCACTTAACTGCGGATATTGAGAATTTATTTTTTCAGCTGAAATAGTTTTACTATTTTTAGGGTCGTCTGATGGAATAAAAGTTATACCTTGAGCATTTATTTGTACATCTACTGTTCCTTTTAATTTGCCATCGTCTTCTTTTGAGGGTTTAAAACCTAAAGCTTCTGCTTCATTTAAGATAGCTTTATCCCCACTACTAATATCATCTCCGATGACTACTTTTGTTTGAAATGTTTGGGCAGGTAATATATTTCTGTTTGCAGGTGCGGATAAAAAGCCATTAAAATCCTCTCTGAATGTAGAGTTAGGTTTGTTTACTTCGTCTCTTATTAATTTTGCAAATTCTCCTCTACTTAATTCTCTTTTTGTTTCTTTTAATTCACCTACTCCAGTCGCTGCATCATATCCTTCAGTTGTCTTAGTGGTTAGTATAAATTTTCCATTTTCTTTTTCTATTTTATTTGAAAAATTCAAATTAACCTTACCAAATTTACCGTTTATCCATTTATTTACATATGCGTCTTCTGCTTGTTTTTTTCTTTCTAATGATATTAATTCAGCATCATTATTAGTTTGAAAATTTAAAGCTAATTTATAATTATTAGCTAATTCTTGAGGTATTGTTTTTCCTGATTTTTTAGTAGCTGTATATTCGTTTATTATTTCATTTGCTCTGTCAATAGTGCCTATACCTGTAGCTTCTTTAGCTGCTCTTATATTGTCTATGTTTTGATTAAACAGTTGAGCTTTATTTACTGATTGTTCTATCTGTGCTGTTGCTGTTTCTTTTTTAACTGTAGCAGCTATATCTCTATCAAAAGGAGAAGGTTGTCCTTCAGTACCTGTTAGTCCTTTAAATCTTTGATTATATAATTGTGCTAATTCTGGGTCTTTTGTTGCATTTGCATAAGCTAATTTTAATAAATCATCAGATTCTTTTTGTTTTGCTGCTGCCTTATCATATTGATTTTTAAGCTTCATTCTTTCCGTTTGAAGATTGTGGTCAAAAAGCAACTTTTTAGCCTCATTAGTATGATACTTAATATCTGTTACTTGAGAATAGCCGTAGGTATCTACAAAATTGTTAGTTAATTCTTGAGCATGCATATTTCTTTCCAAAAGAGCTCGTTCTTTATCTAAATCGACATCTAAGTTAACCATTCTATTCTGTATAGCATTCATATTTGCTGAAACCATATTTATTTCAGCATCTTTTTTCTGTTTTTCAGCTCCTGTTAATTTAGTAGCTTCTGTTTGCAATGTACTTAGTTGGTCTTGTAATTGTGTTTTTTGCGTTTCAAGATTTATCTTGGCATAACTTTTAAAAGTACCGTCATCCATGCCTCGGTATTGACCCCAAGCATTTACATTCATTTGCTCTGAAAATCCAGAATCTTGCATTTTCATTTCTACAAGATTTCTTAGTCTCGAATCACTTACAGTTTTATTGTAAATATCTATAAATTGAAGTCCTTGTTCTGTTTGAACTACTTTTATATCTGGAGATATTTTTTCAGCTGCCTCCTGTAATTCTTTCATTGTATCTCTGTATGGAGTAACTCTACCTATTCCAGCTCCGATTCTTGAATCTTTGTAAGAATCTAATCTTGTACCAGATTTTCCATCTTGAGCCCATTTTTGTGCATTTACTAAGCCGTATTGATAATTTAAATCGTTGTAGTTTTTAGGGTCTTTTTCTCTTAGTTTTTCAAACTCTTGTTGGTATTGACGAATCTGTTGTGTACCTAAATAACCGTTTATAACTCTTTCATCTGTCGCTTGAGAAAGATGTCCAGTTACCCCATCTAAATTTGCTGCAATAGATAAATCACCTGCTCCTGCTTTATTTACTTCTTCTGATAATACACTTAATCTTTGTTGAAAATATTCTCTGTCTTCTTTTTTATAGAAGTCAGTCATATTCATTCTATTGTAAAAATCCTGAAGTTTTTGTCTATTAACATCGTATTTCTCTTGTTTGTACAAAAGAGATTTACCAATTAATTCTACAGGGTATTGAGAAATATATTCTCCATACTGGTATGGTTGTGAGTTAAATGTAGCCATTATTTTCTCGGAGTATTTTGTTGTTGCTGTTGAGCAAGAATTGCCATTGCTATTGGGTCTAATTGTTCATTAATTATAGGCTTTCCATCAGCTCCATAAGTAATTCCTGTTGCAGCATCATATCTATAATTAGGTGTCATGCTTGCGTAAGTTTGTAAAGCTCTTTGTTCTCTAATATTGTTTAATCTGTCCCCACTCATTTCTGCAAAGTATTTTTGCCATTCTTGTTCGGTATTTATTTGTGCAAGATTAGCTTTATCTACGTAAGGTATTGCATAAGAGATATTTTTTGTTTGAACTCCTTGTCTGTTAGCTCTATTTGCTTGTCTTGCGCTAAATTCAGATTCTAAGTTAGCTCTATTAGTTCCAGAAATAGCTTTATCAATTTGTTCAGCTTCTTGTGCTTGTAGATATGCTAAATTAGCCATTTTTTCTGCACCAGAAGTTCCAGACATAAGTCCAGCAACATTTCTTGCGCTTCCAGTGATTGCAGCTATTTGTTCTGTAGGTGATACTTTTGGAGCTACAACATCTTCTGGAGTTTCTTGAAAATATCCAGGTAGTAGCATAGAAGTTGGCATTTCTCTATATCTTGGCGTAATTGGTGTAAAACCTGCGGCTCTTTGTTGAGCCGCTGCTTGAAAAGATTTCATGTCGCCTTGTTTTCCTTGCTCTATTTTCTCTTTTTCTTTTTTTGTTGTTTCTACATCGTATGGTGTTAAAGCTTCGTATTGACCATCTCCTTTATAAAGATAGTACAAAGGATTACCACTTGCATCTGCTTGCTTTATAAGTTTATCTGCATTATCTTTTAGAAATTTTTCATATTCTGGTCTTGGCACTGCTTTTACATCATTAGATACTGAACGATACCACCATAAGGCATCATTAAAAGCATCTCCTAATTCATCAAATTTTAAATCTCCAGTTTTATATTTTTCTCTTGCGTAAGCTTGTTTTTCAGCTTGTGTCCAATCTTTTTTATAATCGGCAGCTGAACCATACTTTTTATCTAAGACAGATGTAAATTTATTAGCAGCCTGATGAGATTGATTTAATAGGTAGTGAGTAACTAGTTCAGGATTTATTTGTAGAGCTTTTTTTTGCATTGCACTTGCTGCATCCTTTACTTCTGATTTTGTAGCTGTTTTAGGTAATTCTTTTAGATTATATTCTTTAAGAAACCTGTTTAGTCTTGCAACACCTTCTTCAGTATAAGCGTCTTTTTCATCGTAAGGGGGTGTATCTTTTCCTCCCCCGTTATCATACATAGGTAGTTTCATTCCTCCGTTACGCATCATTTGTTCATTAGGTTGTTGCATTTGTGCCATAACTTGTTGAATAGCTGCTGTAACCTCTTCTTCTTGTAACCCTTGTTCAACTAATGAAGTCATAATTTCTTGTGGGTCTACTCCTTGTTGCAATGAGTCTGATATGTATGTCATAACATCTTGTTCACCACCTTGTTGCATCATAGGTTGCTGTTGCATTTGAGCAGTTACTTGCTCAACTATTGCCATTGCTTGTTCTTCTGAAGCTCCTTGTTGTATTAGAGCACTCACTACTTCTTCTGGTGATGCGCCTTGTTGAAGAGCTGAGGCTATTTCTTGCATTAATTGATTTTCTTGCTCGCCCCCTTGTTGCATCATAGGTTGCTGTTGCATTTGCATGGTCACTTGTTCTATCATTGCTGCTGCTTGTTCTTCTGAAGCTCCTTGTTGAACTAAAGCTTGTACAATTTCTTCTGGAGATGCACCTTGTTGAAGAGCTGAAGCAATTTCTTGCATTAATTGATTTTCTTGTTCGCCACCTTGTTGTTTACGACTAAGATAATCATACATTTGCTCTTCTGTAGTAAAGCCTTTATTTTTAGCCCAATTTTTAAGAGCTATATTATCATCTGCTGAATCTACAAAAATACCTCCATCTTCTAAATATACAGGAATTTTAGTTCCATTTGCAGCCATGATTACTTCTCCATTATAAGAATCGTCTTCTGGCATTGGTTGGTCAATTACTTTATTTTTATAGATATTGCCTCCTTCTTTTTTTCTATCTTCTTGTTTATTATAAACTACATCTGCAAAAAATGATTCTAATGCTTTTAAATCTTCTTTTTGTTCTTCTATCTCATTAATTTGAGAAGATATAAACTCTTCATTTTTAGTTTTTGTTTCGGAATCAGGTAGCTTAGTATTTTTTTCAAGTTTTTTGAAATATACTTCTTGCTCTTTTTGAAGTTCAGTCATTCCGATTTTTTTACGGAATTTTTCCATTACTGTAGCAAAAGAGTTTTTAGGGTTTGTATTTAATCCCATATCATCAAAAAACTTATCAAGTTGTTTTCCTATAAGAATATTATCAGATATTATTTTATCACCTCCTTTCAGAGCAAATTTCTCTCCTCCTTCTGAATGACGTTTTCCTTCCACTCGGCTTATATCTCCTTGAGATATTAAAAATTCTTTAGATTCAAGTTCCGCATTAGCGACACCTTCCATTTCTTCTGGTAATCCTTTAACGCTTCTGTCACTTAACATTTCTTCTATTGGTACTTCACCTCCTGCTTGAAATATACCACCATTTTGTGAATTAACATAACCTCTATTTGCATTTATATCTTGTTCTCCTCTGTTATATTGCCTATTTGCTCGTAATTGATTTTCAACAGCTTCTTGCGAAAGAAATTGATTTTCTCTTTTAGAAGAAAAACCACTCATAAAATCTCGTGCCATTCCGAACCCTCCTGCAAGAGTCCCAGAAATTCCTTCTGTTATTGCTAATGCTTTATAATCTTTCTTTTGTTCTGGTGTTAAATTTTCATTTTTAGAAATAGGTTTAAGTGCTCCAAATCCTCTCCCAGCATACGTAAAACCTTCGTTTGTTCCAAATGGGCTATCCATCCAAATAGGTAATACTTGAGGTTCTTTTTTAGTAGTTCCAGCCATGGCAGGCTGGGGCTGTTTAACTAAGTTAGGTTGTTGAGTATATTGATTAGCTTGTGATAAACTTTGAGTTGTTAAAGGCGAAAGAGTAGAAATATTTTCTTGTTGTCTTAAACTCATATTATTACCTAAAGCACTATTGTTTGGATTTAAATCTATTGTTTGAGATTGTCCTGACAAATTAGTATTATCTGTAAGATTATTTTGATACTTAGGTAATTTAGATTTTACTTTGCGTTTGATTTTCATGATGTTATAATGAGAGGTGACAAAAATACAAAAAAAGTTATGAACTTCATAATTTATAACAATATTTGTTTACATAGAGAATTTTACTCTTCCTTTTTTAGGTCTATATTCTAATACTCCTCCGTTAGGAAAAACATAGTTTTCGTTAGGTTTCATAGTAGTTACATTCCCAAATCTATCCACGGCATTTACATCGCCAACTACGTTACCCATAGAAATATTCTTGCTTGGTATATAGTTAAATGCGTTATTTACATCTGGAGAATCTTGTCTGTAACCCGTCATAGTTACAGCTCCACCGTCTTGTTTTTTAGACGAAATATAGCCAAAATATTTGCGTTGTTGCTCAGTTATTGGTTTTCCATGTACTGTGCCATCATGCAAAATTTCTCTGGCTTTTTTAGGCGTAAGACCTCCGTTTTGACCTACAAGTGGTTGTTGTGCTGTTGGTGTAACTTCTTTGGTGGTTACGAATCTTTTATCTATTGCATACGGTAAATCAATTAAATCTGGATTTTCTGAAGAATACTTTTTAAGAAAATTTTTAGCTGCAACTTGTGCTGCTGGCATTATTTCTCCTTTTGCAAGCGATGTAACAGCATTTTTTACACCTGCAACAGGATTTACTAAATTAGCCGCTATATTTCCATGTGCTCCTGCAATATGTCCTAATAATAGTGGTTGCGCTACAGCTGTAGCAGCTTTTAAATATTCACCTCTTTTAACATTTAATGGGGCATATGCTAACTCATTAGACATACTACCAATCCCTTTAAAAACATTAAAATAATTTAAAGGTGCAAGCGGAGACGTATAAGGTATAGTAAATTTTTCTTCTACTGCTACTTGAGCAGCTAATTCTTCTGGTGTTGTAGGAAATCCTTGTGTGCTTTGAGCTAAATTAGCTCTATTTATAGCTGCTTTTCTTTCTTGTTCTAATTTAATATTTTTTTGTCTTTTTTCTTCTAATTCTTTATTAAAATCTGCTAGCGGTCTTGCGATGATTCCTCTGTTTTTTGAAGTTGTAGGGATTCGTATACTTGTGTTTGCTTGGGATGGTGCTTGTTGTGTACTCCAAGAATAGGCTGGTTGTTTATTACCTCCGTTTTGCATTGTAGTTTTATCATACCAAGCTCCGTTAATATATACCATATCGTCCATCACGCCTCCATCTTGTTTTGCAAAATTACGAGCAAAATTAGCTTTACGTCTCATTTCTGGAGAATATTCACCTTCTGGCGCAGATAAAATTTTATTGGCTGCTTCTTGAACAGATACTCCCATTCTCGTAGCTTGCACTTTAAAAGTACCTTTTTTAGATGGGTCTAAATTTATACCTCCTCCTTGATAGTTTCCTACTATAAATTGTTCGTTTAAATCTATTCCTCCTCCGTTTTTTAATCTATCAAGATTAATAGCTTGTAAAAAATTATCGTAATTAAAATTTACATTTTCGTTGTTAAAGTCTTTTATCATATTTTTTGCTACTTGTTTTCTATTTGATTTGTCTTTGATTTGTGATAATATATTTGCAATACCATCTACCATTTCTTTATCTTGTACGCTACCACCAGATTGCATTTCTTTAGCTTTAATTTTCTTTTCTTGTTCTAACATTTCTTTTGTAGGTTTTCTTCCGCTGCCTCTATTTTCTCTGATATTATTCCACAAAGAATTTTCTACTCCTAGTTTATTTAATTCTCCTCCATCTTGCCAAGTTTCTCGTGCGAATGCTCTGAATAAAGGGTTTTTTTCTAAATTCTTTTTATGGCGAGCATAGAAAGCTTTTTTTCTTTCTGGGTCTCTTGGATGTTGTCCTAATTTTGCATCGCCAAAATATTGCACTTTTCCATCTGGTGCTATGACTTTATGAGTCTTACCTTTTCTTTCGTTAGTGCGAATAACTTTATAACCTCCGTTTTTAAATTGCTCTAAAGTAGTTAGTTCTGGTAAACCCATATCTGTATTTATATTGTACGAGTTACTTAATGCAGAATAAACGGCTTCTGAAGGTGTTTGTAATTTATTGTTGTTTTGCATTTGTAATGAATTTATATTAATGTTGCCTCCTTGTTGATATTTTGTATTTGAAAATGAAACTCCTTTGCTTTTTAAATATTCTTGTAATGCAGGTTCTTTTTCCAATGTTTGAAAATCTTCGTTATACATACTTTCATATTTTGGGTCTCCTGGATTGTACTTCTTAATTCCTTTGTCTTTGAGAAATTCATAAGCTAAATCAAAATAATCTTGATTTCCTATTTGAGGTTGAGATTCTAATTTTTTCTTATACTCTTCAAGTAATTTTGGGTTTCTATTGACATAATCAAAAACTTGTTCTCTTCCTCCATTTGGGTCAAAGTCATAATATGTTCTTAATCTATCTTTTTCAGCAATAATACCTTCAACACCTTTATCTGCTAAAAAACGCATGTAATCGTAAGGTTCATATTTTTCAGCTAGATTCCAACCAGAAATTAAGTCTTTTTTATTTGCAGTACCTCTCATGTCACTTTTTTGTTGACCAAATGTAGATTCTCTTCCTATAAGAGCTAATAATTCTCCTACTGGTCTATTATTTCTTTTTGCTGATTCTATTGCTTGGTCAATAACATAGGTTGGTACTTTTGCTGTATTAAATCTACCTTGTGTTAAATTTACTGTTGTAGGATTTTCTGGGATTTCTCCAAACCTAGTCTCTGGTGAGAAGTTTTCTATTTTATCGCTATATAAAGATTGCATTTTTACAAGAGGTAGATTATTATATTCTTCGTCTTGTTTTTTATATTTAGATTTTAGAAAATCTCGGTACTCGTCTAATTGAGCTTTATCAGTTAATACATCTGTTTTGGTAATATTTGTGTCATTTGGAGCTTTTACATCTGTCCCTTTTGGTTTTGATGCTTCTTGTGTACTCCAAGTATATGTTGAGTTTTTTTGCCCTGCATTTTGAAACTTAAAAGTACTCCCTATATTATCCCAAAGATTTCTTTTTATCATTTCTCCACCACTTTGAAAATCTGCTGGGATAGCTATTGGTTGTCCTGGAACTACTCTTTGTCTATTTTGTTGTAAAATAATATCTGAACGTAATTTTGTTTTAGGGTTGTAATAAACTTTATCTTCTAGTTCAAAAGGGTTAAATATTAGACTCTCTAATTCATCTAATACAGGAGTTGCTTTTTTTAAATATTTACCAATAGTTGGGTTAACATTTCTATCAATAAATTGATTTGCGTATCTTGTAGGGTCAAAATCAAATCTATCGTAGTATTTTAAATATTCTCCTTTAGCATCTTTATCTTTAACAACATTATGGGTGCCCATAAGTATATCCGCATAAGGAGTTAACTCTACTAGTTTGTTTAAATCTACAGGAGATTTATCCATTTCAACAGCCTTATTTATTTTATTAGAATATAATACTGCTTCATCTGAAGGCATAGTTTCAGGATACAACTGACCATAATCCCTTATTCTATATTTATTAGAACCTGTTTGTTCAAATGCTCCTGTTCTAGAAGGTAATCCTAAATACATTCTAAAAGCATCTTGCTCTCTAGCAATAGATGACATAGGTTTATTACTATAATCTTTTCCTTCTAATCCTATTGCAGTTCTTAAAACTTGTTTTAATGGAGTATTATATCCTTGTTCAGTATCAAGATTACCTAAGTTTTCTCTTAAAGATAAAGCTTTTTTTAATTTAGATAATGTGTCTTTTTTATCGCTTACATCCCCTCCGTTTTTAAATTTAAAAGTAGTTCCTATATTAACAGATGGTTGTTTATCTCCTATATTATACTTACTGTTGATGCCTATGTTTCCTTTTTTATTAGCAAATGGAATATTTACTCCTGCATTAAATGAATTTTTATTACCTTCTTGATTATACTCGTACCCAAAATTTCCATTAATATTTTTTGTATTAAAGTTAAGGTCAGCATTTGCATTATGTCCTTCAGATGTATGTGTATAACCAGTATTTAAACCTATAGGTATTTTTTCACCACTATAACCTAAATTTCCACTATAAGTTTTTTCTCCTTTATTATCACTATATCTAAAACCTGCTTTAAGACCAACAGGGCTATCATAATTAACACTCGCATTAAGTTTGCCGCTGCTATTATAATTAGTGTTTATATCAAGACCTTTATTATTATATCCTAAACCTCCTCTGTAATTAACTTTACCTTCATCAAACTCTACACCAGCAGAACTTCTAAATCCTAATGGTAAATTTTTTGAAACACCTACATCAAGTCCACCTCTACTATTTAAATTAGCTGGGTTTTTTTTATATTCTCTATTTTCTTTCCAATTATAATTAGAAAATCTTCCTTCTTGCATTAACTTTGGTGCAGACCCTCCATTTTGCTCTAAACTAAACCTTATTAATTTATTATTTTTCATTAATCAAACAATTTATTTTGTAAACTGCTCCACTTGTAGATGAATTTAATTCTTGACTCTGTTTCTTGAGTAAATCGTGCCAAGAAATATTTACCTCTTAGTAGGTTTTTAAATGTTGGTCTATAATCGTGCGCATTTTGATTTAAAACTTTATCGTCTGCACTCGGAGTATGAATCCAAATAGGAATGTTTGTATTGTTTTTAATATTGTCAAATAGATAATTAAAACTCCAATCTTGGTATTCGTTAGTCGCTAAAATATCTACTGAGTTATAAACATTGTATTTAGGATAATTACATATAAATCTAGCATTATTTGGAATTTGTCTTATTAAATTTAATTTCCCTGTGCTTTCTTGATTGTTATAGATAACTACATGGTTGAAGTTAGCAACAATATGTTTAAAATCGTTTTCATTTTCATAACGTAATGTTTCTAAAGAATAGTTTATATCTTCTCCATATTTAGAATACACATCGCTCTTATAAGGTATTTCTAATTTCCAAGGTTCTAAGTTACCGTAAAAAACTTGGAAAGAAGTGTTATCTGTTAGTAAGTGCGACCATAGTCCTGTATTAGCTCCCCAGTTTATACCTGTTTGAAAATAATGTTGGAACGGTACGAAATAATTAGGTTTAAATGTATAGTATGAAATCCAAGTTTTAAGATTTGGGCTGTAAGCTAAAGTCCAGCTTGTATCTGTAAAGTAAGTTTCATCTGAAGGTTGTATTAATGTTTTTACTTCTTCTTCGTCTTCTATAGTTACTAGATAAAAATCTAATCCTTCTATAACAACATTATTTAAATATTGTTGTTTTAATTTTACATCTTTCTTAGTTAAGAAGACTCTTTCGTGTCTGCTGTCCCAACCGAGAACAATACCTATTCCTTTATAAGGGTTGTCTAACATCTCTACGGACATGTTAGGGAATTGTTTCAAGATATTGAAAGGTAAATTTTCTCTGAACCAGTTTTTCATTCCGTTCTTAGAGATTTCTTCTTGTCCTGCTGCTTGTACTTCTAATCTATGAACTCTTCCTCGTTTTGCATCTACCCAAAAATGACCGTATTCTGTACTTAGCCAAGCTGATTGTTGTGTGCCTCCGTAACCTAAATCTGATACAACAAAATCTGAAGGTTTTACTTGGAAAAGACCAGCTGTTCCTAATGTTACATCACCTGCCGAACTTTGTACTGTAGCTGTTGATGGATAAATAGCAAAGCCATTTTCAAATCGAGCTACTAACTTTAAAGATTCAATAGGTTTAACTCCGTAAAAAGTTCCATATTTATTACCAAAATCCTTAAAATTATTTGGTAAAAATATACGCCAGTTATCTATATTATCTTGCTCATTATTATCTTCTATACTATAGATTGTTCTGTCCCAATGATTTACTTGACAAGCGGATTGTACTGGGTCAAAGTCAGCCCTTAATGCTCTCCATGCATAGATATAATTATCTGCACTATAAGTGTTGTTATAAAAATAATAATTATCTTCAAATATAGGAACATTTTCTTCTTGCGTCCAAGCTATATAATCATTTTGATTACCCCAAAAATCTCTTTCTCGGCTATTTTCAGCGTATCTAAAATTCTCGTTTATTCTTGTTTCGCAAATAAAACTTGCTATACCGTATTCGTATAAATAGAACTTAGATGTATCTTTTACATACAAGAAAGAAGTTTCCTGATTATCTAAGTAATAATAGCTTTTTATTGGTGGAAAAGAAACTAAACCTAGTAATGGTACTTGTCCTGTTTTATAATCAACGTAGTAACGTGGTGCTCCTATGTTTCTTTGTAAAGAATAACTGAAAGGTGTTAAAGATGGTAATGAATTTATACCATTAATCATCGGAGCTATAAAGAAAGGAAACTTTCTTTTAACTGTATGTCTAACAATAAAAGTATCTCCACCGAAAACTGTATCACATGTGTTTTCTTTTGTTAAATCACCGCAGTAACTTGTACTTATCCAACTGATAGAATTAATAGTTCCATGTTGAGCTGGAGTATAATTTTTTAAAGATACATATGCAGATGCAATATTTCTTATTTGTTCTGTTGATGTTTTTCTTTCTTCTCCTTCTGTTTCTGATGGAGCTTCATCAATTCTTGAATCATCGTATGTTTTTATTTGAGACGGATATTCTAATTTAAAATCTTTTCCTAAGTTCAAATAAACAGAACTTTCTCTGTTAAAATTATTTATACGAGTTTCTTCAAAATTTTCATTGAATAAATATCTTCCATTACGAATATATTGTTTGCCTTGTAGACCTCGCAATAAATTCCCTTCTGTTCCGCTACAAGAAAATCCATTGTATAAACCTTCTGAAGCGTAATAAGAAGCGAAATTATTTGGTATCCCGTTTTGGTCAAATATTTGTAACCATTGGAATGTTTTTTGAGCTCCTCGATATGTAAACGAAGCTACTAATTCTGCTGCTAATGTAGCTGATATAGCTGCAATTGATACGCCTATACCAAATGTTCCTGTCCCTGCTACAACTAAGCTATCTAGTGTTTTTGTAACTATTAAAAGTGCTTCTTCTAATCCTGCTAATACGGCAGCAATAATTTCAGCATTCTTAGTAAGTAGAACCATTTTAGAATGTCCCTCTACTTGTGCAAATCTTCCTCGGCTATTTCCTATTTTGAAATGTTCTATTTTCATTTCAAAAGGTAAATTTGGTCTGTCAAAACTAAAATCTGGAGATAAGAAAGAGAACCTATCGTTTTCTGTTGAGTTGTAAGGGTGGTCAATAAATTCTGCTCTACTCATATCTTTATAGAGCAATTTATTATTACCTAAAGTATTGAATGGGAAGTTAGAAAATAAAACATCTTTATTATCTTCTTTGTATTTATACATATCGTACAAAAGACCTTTTCCAATAATACTTCTGTTTAACATCATGTTACCTATAAAGATTTCATAGCCGACTATTTTATCTCTAAATTCTGGAGTTATTAGAGCATTTTCTGGTTTTGCTGCAACATCTAAGAATGCATTGATAATTTTGTTATCTAAATAAAGTCCTATAGGGAACACTTTATTTTTATTAAAGTTTGGTTGTAATCCAAATTCTAAATTACCATCGTGTTCTGGAGATATACAACTATCTGGGAATTTAAAATGACGAATAGGTTTGCATCTAAAATCTGTAGTTTCTAAGTTCAATTCATAATCTCCATTTTCTAAAGTATCACTTGTAAATACATCTTCAAATTCTGTTTGTATATCTAATGGAATATCATCTTCATTTATAACTAAGTTAGTACTGTTATATAAATAAGAGTTGTCTGGATATTTTTCTATTGATTCCCAATATGCAAATTTTCCTTCTGAAAATGGAACAGGATTGCACTTTACATCTTTAAAAATTTGTAAATCACATTTAGCTGTGTATGCACACTTCTTTTCATATTCTAATCTTGCAGTACCTAAGTCTACAGTAACTGATTCAATATCTGCCGATTTAGCTAAAATAGAAAAACAAGATGCTGTTCCTACAACATATCCATAATCAGTATCAGCTGAGTTTATCCAATAAGGTGCATCTATTGCAATATATATTGTTGTGATAGGTACATCTGGGTCATCTCTTAACGATAGTGTATCAATACATAAAACACCTGCTTTTGGTTGGTCAATAGAATTATTAACGTCATTTACTAATTCGGCTGGTTCTTCTACTAATCCTCCTGCTAATGGAGTTCCACATGTTGTATAAAGTGAAAATCTGTGGTATGAGCTGTACATTAAACAGTCTTTTCCTGTTGTTCCAGAAGGGGTATTTGTTAAATCTGATATAGTTAAAACTATTTTATCTACTCCTGTAGGTATATTTTCTACTTTAAACCACAGCGCATTTTTATGTATGTTTGTATCAAAAATAGCTGTTTCTCCTGTTGGTTGAGATTTACCAATACCTGCATTACAACTTTTTATTGTTGCCAAAGTCCCATAATTTCCACTGTATCCTGCTACTACTGAAGTAACTAAATCTGTTGCTCCTGCATTTGTGTAATAAGGAATTAAATGTGCAGTTAAAGCTGAAATTTGATTGAGAAATACATTGCTTGCTGTTGCACAAGTTTTACCTCCGTAAGCGTTAGCTACTCTGTCGTATACTTCCATGGAACTTCTACAATTTCCAGTTCCTGAAGTGTCCATAACTTGAGCATATTCCCATTCACAACATGGGTCGCCATCATTAGCTCCAGGAGATGTTTCTTCACAACTATCTCCATCTGCATTTGTACATTCTGCTGAAGAGCAATTTGGGCAACAAACATTTAGATTAGTAAAACCACCTGTTGTCTGTTGATATATATAACAGTTTACAGGTTCGTCTTGTCTATCGTAAGTGTTGCAATCTTTGTAGGTTTTTACAATAGAAATTTCGTTTTCACATTTATGTAGTTTTACAAAAGAAGCTTTACTTTTAGATTCATCATAACAAGGTTCTCCGCAAATACCTTCTGGAAATAAAGTTGATAAATCACAACTATTTACTTCTACTACATCATCTATGCAAGGTACGAAACAATCTTCACTAACTTCGCAATCTATACAAGAAGAGTCTTCACAAGCTAAATCACAGTCTTGTTCTCCACATACACAACAAATTTTAGAAGTATAATTTGATGTTTTTATGGTTGTTATTCCGCTATCTGCAAAATCTAAATTAGCATCTGGGTCTGGGTCATTTTGATGGTCTTCTATATACTCTTCTAATGTTGTAAATATTTCTCCTTCTTCAAAATTTGAAATAATTATTTTACCAACTTGGTCTGTAAAATACTGACTAATACAATATTTTGTAACATCTTGGTCTTCTAATGTTTCTGTTTCTCCAGTAAGACAATCTGGGTATTCTGAAGAAAATACTGTTTCAAAACCATCTATTTCAACTATTGCAGTGTTATAATATTGCCATTTGTAAATACGCTCTAAACTCTCACAATTTGAGTTGCCATTTACAAGAGTTGAAACAATATCTTTTTCCCAAGTATTCTCTGGTTGTATTTGAGAATCTTTGTACTCTTCCAAAAGAGTTTCTATAGTGCCTTGTGGGTCTGCTGCGTGCGTATTATCAAAGTATAAATCATTAGGGTCTTGAGCTACTCTATTTATTAGTGGGAAATTTGCTGTTACATATCCATCGGATGTAAAGAATCGTATGGCGTATGGAATAACTTCATCTCTCATATTACTTCTATACTTAGAAGCTAAATCAGAAGACTTATAAATATCTTCTTCCGCAATAACTGTTCTCCATTTTGCAAATTGACCTATTAAATTTACAACAGGTTGCAGATTTATTTCATCTTGTGCTTCTAAATCTGAAAAAAAGAGTTTATTGTCAATTTGCTGAACATATTTACTCTTTTTATATTGCGGAAAATCTAAAGATAATCTTTCACGAGAGAGTTTTTCTTCTGTAGTTAAATTGTTTGCTGTATGAAAAACTACATTTTCTCCAATAGGATATGTCCCTACAGTTACGTATCTCACTGCTCCGTCTACAGATGTTTTCTCTACAACAGCTATTTTAAAGTATTTGTAGTTTAAATCTAAATTAGATACTTCGAGTTTGATGCCTAAATTAGTTACTGCATCTAATTCATTTTGTTGATAGATATTTCTGTTTAAATCTTTTACAGGAATTTCTCCTGTAACACTCATATATCGTGTTAGTTCATTACCTAATTTATCAGAATAAGCTACATAATAAACATAAAGTCCATGGCGTAAATTTCCTCCGTTAACTATTGGTTTTACGTCTATACAAGGAATAGAAAAAGGAGCTTGTACAAGCATTTTTGTGCAATTCAAACATACTTGAACTTCTTTCGTTCCGCAATCGTTACAATCTTCGTCTCCTTCTTCGCAGTATTCTAATTTGGTATAATACTGTTCTAAACTATCTACTTCTAATCTTCTTCGTTCGTTATAATTATCTGTAAAATAAAGTACCTTACCACATTTTTCATCTTTTATCTCAGAATCTATTGGGTAGTTAATACTAAAATTTAAACATCTTAAACCTTCTTCTAATTCGTTGCAATCACAGTCGTTTATTACCGTTTCATAGTTGCATATTGGAGTTGGCTCTTGTGTTTCGAGACCTTCTGCTAAAACCATTTTTATACCGCAACCACATAATATCTCTGTATCAGATAAATTAGATATATTTTGAATATTTCTTATTTTACCTATTTCTGAACAATTTGTATCTGGGTTTACTAAAAAATAATAAACTGTATCGTCTGTAATATCTAATTGATAATTTATTACTTTATAACCTTCAGGAAATACCGTACATAAAAGATTTGATTGCTCATTTTGGATGCCTACTGAATTACCATCTATGCTTTCAATATTACCGTTAAGCATATAGGTATAGGTTTGTTGATTGTTAGTGTCAACAGGAACGTCTTTATTCATTCCTTTAAAACCTTGATTTATATTTTGATTTGATTTTTCCATTAATAATTACCAAGATTTACATTAAACTTAGAAACATTTTTTCTTTTAAAATCTATTGCATTCCACAAAGCTTTCATGGATAGAGGACTTGTGTCTCTTAAAGCTGTTCCAAGTAGATTTTTTTCTTCTTGCACAGTGAATTGGAACATTGCTTGTAAATTAACTGCATCTTTGCTCCACATTGCTTGTTCAAGCAATTTTCTCTTTATAAGGTATTCTAAATAGTGTTGAACAGAATGATTTTCTGTATCAGGGATTAATGGCAATCCATCATCATCTATTGGTAATCCCCAATAGCGTAAGTAAATAACTCCGTTTTTGAAGTTTGCATTAACAAAGTCTCCTTTAATATTGATTTGAAATCTTGAGTCATAATTAAAACGGTTTACACAATCGGAGTCGCATGAACCTAGTAAATCATCACCTATTTTTAAGTAAAGAGGGTTTATGTAGCGAGCTGTTGCTAAAACATCTGGTCGAAGATAAAAATTTTCAACTATAGTTTTTTCACAGGTTTTTTTCTCGCAAGTTTCTTCACAATTAAAATCGACAGTATCTTCTAAGTTGTATTTTTCTATACGTTCTTTCCACATAAAAGAACCTTGCATTACAGATTTATCTTCTGTATTTACATTTATCCCAGCTAAATCTAATTTTATTGCTAACGATAGTTGTTTAAAACCTTTTGGTTTCAGACCTTTATAATTTTGAATATGAATAACAGCTTCTTGTTTTTGCATGATATTTCTACCAAAATTACCAAGAGCCATTGTAACCCATCTATAAATTGCCGCTTTATCAATAAGATGAGGATTATCTTTAAAATAAGGTTGAGAGGCTACCTCACTAATAAGATTCTCCAAAGATACGAGTTCTACCATTGTTTTTTATTTTTTTAAACACTTCTGCATGGCAGGTGTATTTATGTCCCTTAATAATAACATCTCTCATTCTTCTTCTCCATTTTAAATCTAATTGAAATCTCCAAGCCATTGCATCGAGATTTTTGTAAAGATGTGGGAAAAATGCGGATGTATATATATCTGTTTTATCTCTGTCATTTATATAAATATCGTCTAAAAAGCGAACTTTTGGTAAAAGAATTCTTTTTTTATTATATGATGGCATTCCAAAATATCCGATACCTTCTAAAATAATTCCATGCTCAGAATTGATTAATGTTTCTCCAATATATTCTAATAATTCGTTGAAAGTTTGAATTATTTCTTTATAAGAAAGATAATTATATTCTGGATATGTTTTTATAAACATTTTATAAAGAGCACCAGAGTGCGCACTAAAAGAACTATCTACATAAGTACTTCTTGAATAAGTCCTATGCTTGTTTTTCTGACTTTTGGTTACTGTCTCCGTCTGGGTTTTCATCTTCTATTATCGTTCTTGGAAGTCTTAACGTATTTGCAACTTGCTCGTGAATAACACTCAAGAATTTAGCTGGACATTTAAATTCCATATCAAGAATCTTGGTGCAAGCAGGACAGTCTGTGCAATCTGAAGCTTCTTTAACTTGTTTTTCGTCTATAAAAAGACCTTCTATATGCACTAATTCTGTTTCAGAGTTTAATACATATAAATAACCATTAGTTATATAATAATATTTAGAATGTTTACCGAACATTCTTTTAGACTCATTTATAAAATCTTTTATATTTCTAAGTGGTTGATATTCAATAGTTCTATCTATATTTATAACAGATATGACAGATAAACCTATTTTAGAATTAAACAAGTCTGGAATCTTTTTTTTAGATTTCATGACTGTTTGGCATGTTCTGAACTCTACAACATCGCATTTAACAGTGTCTAATTTTTCCATTGGAAAACACTCTAAAACAGTGCTAAACGAATTGTCTCGAAGAATATCGCTTAATGGTCGATTAGCGAGAATATTTTGTACATAATCTCTTCCAACTTGCAGAATAAATCTATTACTCATACGCTCGTCAATATTGAGCGTTTTGAGTGTATGCCTAACTTTGCTTACAAATTCACGATTCGTCATCTTGCAAATATACAACAAAAATTGTTACAATTATAATTCATAACTTTTTTAGTTATAAAAAAAAAAGAGGGAGTAGCACGTAGTGCTCTCCCCCCTAAAAGGCAACCAATCACACCTTTTAATCTGTTTCAAATACGATTCCGTCTAAACAATAATATAAATCTCTGTTGGCTGAATTTCCAGCTATTTCTGATGGTATAACTTGCCCATTAGGTTTAATTAATAATAACGTATATTTTTGTGATGCAGTGTCAAAACCATCTAAAGGGAATAAGCTGTTCGGAAATAAACGGTTGGTTACTGGTCTAAAACCTGATGGTAATGTAAAGGCTGAGGCAGAATTAGGGTCTGGATTACCTTGTGGAATCATAAATGTGCCTCTTAAATAAACTTGATTTGTACATTCATTTTTTGCAAATTGTGGTATTTGTAATGCAAGTGTACTGAATACCGCAGGTACAGTATATGCAGATTTAACGGTAATATCTTGCCAAGTTAAAGTACAATTTTGAGTTGATTGTTCGCACAATTTTTCTAAAACGGTAGACAATAAGTCTCCTTTTTCAACTTCAAGGCATTCATAATCATCATTTACTGTAATGCAGTCTGTAGTATGATAATGGGTGCAGCCTAAACAATCGTCATGTGTATTACAACATGGTTTTATTGGTTCTCCGCAAGAATTTAAGTGATGACTCATTTTAATTTTTTAATTTATTTCGTATGAAAAACCGTCTAAAAGAACGTAAGCTGTACTATCAAAAGTAACAGTCTCTCTTATCCTAACCTGCCCGTCTGGTAAAAAGGTAGTTGTATAAGAATCGCCAGAATTTGATGCAGGGCGAATATTTAAAGCTCCTCTAGTAAGTAAAGGTCTTGCTCCTGAAGGTAAAGTAAAGAATAAGCTATCTATAGAAGTATCTGTACCATTTGGAATTAGAAAAGAACCTCTAAAATACACCTTACCACAATTGTCAACTGCATATTGTGCAGTTTGTACTGCTGGGGCAGGGGGTATTGTAGTTACACCAGTAAAAGGTAGATTTAGCGTAATATTCTGCCAATCTAAACCACAATTATTGTACTCTAAACGAATTTTCTGGCAATCGTTTTCATCTGTTTCTGTTTCTATATCTAAAGTATCTGAAACAAATTTATCTTCTAAATACCCACAGCAAGTGTCGTCTGAGGATACAGCTACTGTACAAGAACTTTCTAAGACTAAGTTACAAAGATAGTCTACTAATTTTTGTAAAAATACGCTTAATTTAGTTGGTTTTGTATTAACTCCTATACAAGGGTATTTTTCATTTACAATAACACAGTTTGCTGGGACTTCAATATCACAGATGTCTTTGTCACATTTTTCTATATAAACTGGGTCGCAGTTTGTGCAATTTTTAGTACTCATAATTAAGGTGTTGGGCAATGTTTGTTAATTAATGCTTGTAAAACATCTTTAAGGGTGTTGAGGTTTACAGGATTATCGCAATCATCAGTACCTTCTAAACATGTTAAATCTAATCCACAAGCTGTTATATTTTTATTTAAAATGTTACATACATTTTCTAATGCATCTATTCTTTCTTCGTGTTCGCAAATTAAATCTGTAAGACCTTGTAGAATATTAAATTCCGTTACTTCTTCTATATCTAAACATTTTTTATCGTATTCTGTTAAATCTAGTTGCCAGTCTTCTAAAATAGTGTAAACATCTTCAACGACATCTTGTAATGTTGCACATTGTATTGGGTCTCCGTCATCGTCTAATAATGAAGAGAAATCAGGAAAATCATATTCTACTCCTACACAAGGAGCAAAAGTTTTTCCTTCTCCACAAGATATTGTGACATAATCTCTGCAATTTTTGCAAGTTCTTTTATTTTTATTACTACTCATTATTTAATTGCTTTTTTTACTTTTTCTAAAAATTCTCCTTCTAATTCAACTTCATTTCTTACTGGACTGCATAGAACTCTGTCATACATAGATAATAGTATAAATCTATCTAAATCTATCTTATATTTAGTATCGAAACGAATATTTCTTACTAATTTAGAAGATTTATCAGCATACCACATATCTATTTTTTTTAAAACAGACTGTACAGTATTTTCACGAAGTTGAGTTGACTCATTCATTTAGCTGGTTTTTTTATTGGCTTCTTAGGTTTGGTACATCCGCACATGTCTCTAATTGTTTAACTTTATCCAAAACTTTATTATAAATAATCATCCCTTCTTCTATATTTCCAAATCTTATATTAGCGTGAGCTCCTTTTAACATTAAGTCTATTTCAACAAGATGGTCAAAATTACAAAGATGTGGGTTACAACTTCCAAAATCAGCATCTATAAGAATTTGGTCTAACCTTGCTAACAGCTTAACTGTTCTAAGATGATACTTTTCAGTGCTGAATTTAGAACCTTCACATATAAAAAGTTTAAAATGATATAATCCGTCTGGTAATGGAATTAAATCATCTTGGCAATCTGTACAAGTTAACTCAAATGTCGCACTATTATAGATTGTTGTTTTATTTTTATAAAATATTTTTGTTACTGGAAATTTTTTTCCTGGTGTGGTCACATCTAAATACGCTTCTTCTGAAGATAAATGTTTCCAATCTGACGAATCATAAATACCTAATATCCTTGAATCGTAAGTAGGCAATATATCGAAATTTAATGTAGGTAATAAACTCATGGTTAAAATAGTTTCACAGTTCCTGTTTCAAAAAAATGTTTCTCGGCTTTTCTTCTTTTTTCTAATCCTTTTAAAATAATCATCTTCCCAGTATTCGGGTCTTTTGCTTTGCACCATTTCAAGAGTTCATTAGCTGCTCCTACCCTGTCGTTCTTATTTAGTAGCTTTACTAGTGTACTTTTAGAAAAATTACCTCTTCCTACATTATAACAAAAAGATGTTAAACTATCTTCTTCATATTTTTTTAAAAAAATACTTGGATGAATATTTTGTTTAACTGTTTTTCTGTAATCTTCAAAATCTTCTTTTAGTAAAGCTAAAGCTTCGTTTTCGTCTTCTAAAGTATACTTCAATACATCTTTATAAGGAGTTTTGTATGTTAACATCTCTCCTTTTTCGTTTTTAATAACTCGTCCATAACCTATAGTCCAATAACCTGCTGGGCAAATTTTTGGTTGCAATCCAATAGTTTTTAAATCTCCATCGTGTAGGGATTCGTAATACTTGACTAATTCAAATATATCTCCCATTAGTATGCAAATTTAGAAATTAGAAATCCAGATGTGACTCCTATTAAACTCCCTCCTGCAAAAAACGCAATATTTTTGATGATATTTATTGTTTTTTGCTTTTTTTGAATTTTCTTTAAGTTCGTATTTTCGTTTTTCAAGAAATTGTTCTCATCTATATGGAGTGATATTATACTTTCTTGATTTTTTATAACTACCGATTTTGATGTGTTTATAGATATTTGATTATTATATATTGAGTCTGAAGTAATTAGAATATTTGCGTATTGTTTAACCTCTTGTTTTAAATAGGAGTTTTCTTCAAAAGTAAAATTTATTTCGTTTAGGTTATCTTTGTGGAAATAAACAGAGTCGTCCTTTAGTTTTGCACTATCTTCTATGTTTTTAGAAAATGTGTTTAGTTGGTTTACTACTGAAGTATCCTTCTTTATTTTTTCTAGTTTATCTTTTTTATCTACTTTTATTTTATTTAAAACTTTAACTTCTTTTTGTTTTTTTGTATTTAAAACTAAGTCTTTATTTTTTAAATAATTAATTTTTTCTATAAGAGAAGCATTTTGTTTTATATAGAAATTTTTTTCTATCTTTAAATACTCCATTTTCTTATCTAATAGTAAGTTTTTTTGTTTCTGTACTTCTAAGGAAGTTTTGAGAAATAGAAACAATAATACTACAAGTAGTAAAAGTAAGCCGCCAATAAAAATCTTGTTTTTATTAATTTTTTCCATGGTGTATGCCCATATCTGGGTTATTTTGTTGTAAATATACTGAAAATTAAGACACGATTGGAAAACATAACTTTTTTTGTTATGAAACACTATTTTTATTTCATCTTCCCTGTCCAACGTAAGGTTTGGTCGAAAGTTTTTCAGATTTATTTAATTTTTTCTTGTATTTTCCCTTACTCTTAGGTTTTGGATTGTAAGTTCCTACAGAAGTTTGTTTTGTTTTTGCCATTTATTTAATTTTTATACGTTATAACTTGCCATTTGTGCTCCACTTGTATCTACTGTAGATACATTGTTTAATCTTACAGCTATAGGGTCAGATGAAGCAGCTATTGCAGCAAGAAAATCTGCTGCTGTTAATTGTCCTGTTCCTACTGTATTATCTGTTGGTACTGAAATTCTTACATCACTTGGACTTGGAACTATCATTGTTCCTGTTAATTCTAATGATGCTCCATAAGTAATTCCACTTCTTACGTTTGTAATAGCAGGGTTTCCTAATGCTATTCCTGCACTGTATAATGTTTTTACATTACCTAATTCATCCCTAAATCTCCATTCTACTGTATTAGCATTGTATAATCTAATAGTAGGACAATAAATAGCCATTGCACCATTACTTGCATTAATTGCTGTTCCTGAAAAAGTAACTGTTCCTCCTGTTTGGTTTAAACCTACTGCACTGTTTGAAGCAGTAATTGTTCCAACTACTGTTGTTGTTGGTGATGCTGTTAATGATACAGCATTTGTATTATTTGCTGTAAGATTACCTGTTATGTTTATTGTAGAGTTTTGATTGCTACTTATCCCAGCACCTGCTTGTCCTGTAACATTGCCAGTTATAGTAATTGTTGCTGCTACTGATGCATTGTTTATACCAGCACCACCACCTCCTGCTGCCCCTGTTACATTTCCAATTACAGTTAAAGTTGCTGCTGCTGTAATAGAGCAACAAATTGATGAAGTGCCTGCTTGTAAATTGCCAACTATATTAACCGTAGCTGCCGCTGAAACAAGAAGAGCAATCGAAGCTCCATTAGTTGTTATGTTTCCGTTGATATTAGTAGTCCCACCTACACCACTAATTGATATACCATTATTAGATGTACCTGGACAGACTATCGAGCCATTTATTATGTTTGTTCCTGTAGTGTGGCTTAACTGTAATAGGTATGTACCTATGTTAGGGAAAAAGCCTTGTGCGGATGTAGTTGTTATGGTAAACCCTCCAGAAGTAACTAAGAAAGCACCTCCTGTTGTACCACCACTTCTAAGCGTATTTCTAATAGTTCCGACATTTACATTTTCATCAATAGTTACAGTCTTACCATCTGCATATACATCGTCTCCTGCAATGGGTTTAGATAATCCATTCCAAATAAGAGGATTACTCCAATTTCCATTTATTGTAGGATACTTATCAGCCATAATTAATTATATGATGCTAATTGTGCTCCAGTAGTTTGTACTGTTGCTATGTTTCTTAATCTTACAGCAATAGGGTCAGAACTACTTGCTATTTCTGTAAATATGTCTTGTGCTGTTAAATCTGCTGTTCCAACTGTTGCATCTGTAGGAACACTTTTTCTTACATCACTTGGTACTGCCATAATTAATGAGCCTGTTAATTCATTTGATGCTCCATATACTGTTCCATCTCTAACATCTCCTATTACTGGGTTGCCAAGTGCTACCCCTGCTGAATAAAGAAATTTATTAGTTGCTGGAATATCTGTTAAAAATCCCCAACTTGCAATTGCACTACTGTATATTTTTACAATTGGAGCTGATACTGCCATTGCACCATTTGTGCCGTTTAGACAAGGTGTGGAAATTGTAATATTTCCAGATGACATATTAACTCCAACTACTGTACTACTAGCTGTTATTGTTCCAACTATTGTAATTGTACTATTTTGTGCAGACGTTAATGCAATATTTGTTTGAGCAGTACAATTTCCTGTAATGTTTATTGTACAAGCTGATGTTGCGTTAGCTATTGTAGCTTGTGTGCCTGCAGCTCCACCTGTAACATTTCCTGTTATATTAAGAGTTGAATTTCCATTTACTCTGATTGCATTGCTACCACCACTTACATTACCTGTTATATTAACAGTTGCAGCGTCAATAACTAAAGTAGCATGATTTATATTATCACCTACAATTATATTACCAACAATATTTACTGTGCATATTGTTGAAACCTGTAAAGCAAAAGTTCCTGTTCCTGCAACTGCAACTGTATGAGATATGTTAGAATTAATATTAACTGTAGTTCCCACCCCTGTTATTCTGACTAAAGCACCTCCATTTGATACAGTCTTAGATGTTATTCCATTAGCCCCTGTACAAGTAAAATTCCTGCTTGTTGTTATTGCTAAATTTGAAGCTGCATTAGCAGCACCACTTAAACTAATTACTGTTGCATCAACGTCAAGTGTTACAGTATGTCCTGCACCAATTACAGCATCATCTACTGATGTAGGAGGAACTCCTCCAACCCATGTAGCGCCTGCTGACCAATTGCCTGTTGCTGCTGATGTTATAGTTGCCATTAAAAACCTTTATAATTAATTAATTCTTGAATTTGTAGCATTATTTTATTTGCAATATCTTTTTCCTCGGTTGTACCATTATCAAATACATCCATTAAGCTAAGTACTTTTTGATAATCAGGATTTTCTAATTTTTCTACATTATGATTTTCATCATATCTAAATGGAGTAAATCTTAAAGCTATTGAACCACCTACATATTGAGGTTGCCAAAATGGACTTACCGCCATATTTAATGCTAAAAATGGATATTCTTTTCCGTCTACTATTGTTGGTTGTGTGCTTATTAAAGGCATATTTTTTTTATTTTATGTATATATTGCTATTAATCTATCTGTCCATGCTACATTTGTAGCTGATAATGTAGTCACCGTTCCATCACTTGCTACTTGTATTCTATATATTGTCCACACTGATGCTGATTCTGCTGAACCATTTGGAGCTGTTCCACAATAAGAATAAGGTGCTACCCAGTCATTACGTCTTTCAGAATTTAATTTATTAACTATTGGACTGGTTGCCGTTCCTGTAATTGATATATTTGTTCCTGCTGAAACAGAACTTACTTTGCCATTAAAAGTTGTCCAATCCGCTGAACTCAAAGCACCTCTATTTGATGCACTTGCTGTTGGTAAATTAAATGTATGCGTTGGACTTATTGAACTAATCGCAAAATCAGTTCCGCTTGTACCAACTGATAAGTTTTGAACTTGGTCGGTTAAACCATTCAATGCTGTTATTCCAGTTGAAAATGTTGTAATAACTTGACAAAGATGACCATTTTCTGTATGCAATTTAATTGTTCTACCACTGTTACTAACATATATTCTAACTGCTAATCTATCCGTTGCTAATAATGCTGTTTGTGGAACTGCTAAAGCAGTTAAATATAAATCTATTGCCGTTCCGTTTGTAATACCTTCGGGATTTGCTGAACTTGAAGCTATTAATGATAATGTCGCTCCATCCCATTTGTATAATTCTACATAAAAAGATGGCGAACCACCACCACTTGACGCACTAAAATAGGTTTCAAAGTTCCAATTTCCTGCTGGTATTTGTAATTGATTAGGTACGTTAGCATCTGTAATAAAAGATTGAATATATCCGTTGGTGTTTATAGTGAAATCAGTACCTGCGCCTAATATTGGTACTCTGTCCATTTCTTTACATGCTATTCCTCCAAAAGTACCTTGCGAAACCGAACCATTCAAATAAAATGATTGTGAAGCACCTCCGCCTGTTGATGCTGGAAAATTAGCTAACGTACCATCTCCCCTTACATATTGACTAACTAATCCTGCACCCGTTACTGCTAAAGTTCCAGAAGTTGTTATTGGATTACCAGATACAGTGAATGCGCTTGGCATTGTTAAATCTACAGAAGTAACAGTTCCTGTGTTAGTTGTATATCCTGCATTATTTATAAAATCTGCCGATAGTGTAGTACCTGTAACTGTTAAATCTATAGAAGAAGTATCAGAAACACTGTCTATAAAATTAGGTGGAATTGTAATAGGAATATCTGTAACATTTGTTACTCTTCCTTTACTATCTACTGTTACTTGAGGAATATTGTTTGCATCTCCATAAGTAGCAGGTGTAACTGTAGTATTTGTTAAATCGGCAGATAAAGTTGTTCCTGTAACAGTAAGGTCAATGTTTGATGTGTCAGATATTGACTGTATAAACGAAGGAGGAACTGTTATTGTTAAAAAATCTCCTTGTTCATTTAAGTATTTATTTGCATCTCCTAAAGGTGTAATGCCAATACAATTTTCAATATAATCACAACTTACTGGAGGCATAGTATTAGAAACAACTATTTCATTTTCAGTCTCAGTTATTCCGATATTAGCCCCAGGAATTAAACTCTTAAATTCCCATTTATTATTAAAAAACCTTTTATAAATTTTTGCACCATTTCCTATATTTATAGGGACTTTTTCACAGCACTCTTTTACAAAACAAGTTAAGCTCTCTATTTTTCTATTTAGAGAGCGAAAAAATTCAATTACTTCTTCCTTATCAAATTCTTTTAGTTTCACTCTTGTTGTGAAAGTTTTGTTTTGTATGAATCAATATTTTTCAATATTTCTAAAAGTAGTCCTTTTGGTATTAATCCTAACAAAGACATATTTTTTAATATTGAGATAGTCTGAAAAATTAGTATAGGTAGAATAATAGCTTCGCTGAGAAAAAATGCTGCTGGATGCGCTTTTTCAATAGCTAAAACCATAAAAACCATAAGCCAATATGTAAATAAATAGTAGATTATTTTCAAAGCTTTTCTTGTTTCCCAATGTTTTTTAGGGTCTAATACAGCATTTAGTGAGCCAAAAATAAAATCTATAACAACAACAATTGCAACAGCCATAAAAAGGTTAGAGCTACCTACAGTAATAACTTGAAAGTACCCTAAAAAAAATGAAAATATTGTCACAAATAAATTAAATATAAAGTCTGGAAAAGATTTAATATGCAAAACAGAAAATGTTATTTCTTGTGCTGGTGTTTTCATTTTATTTATCTTTTTGGCTGTTTATTGCATTTATGATAAATTCTTTTATTTCTTCTTCTGAGTCTGTTTTTGGAATTGAGATTAAAACTTTATCTTTTGTTTTAACACCTTCCTCTTCAAACTCAAATTGAACAACTAATTTCCTACCTGAAATAATAGTTAAAGAGATAAATTCTCTATCAGAAGTTATTCTTTTATTTTCAGATTCTTTTTCTTTAACTTCTTTCTTTTGTTCTTCGGTTGCATCTTCTGCTAATATTGGTATTTGATTTAAGTCAAATAGAGTTTTAGCGTTAAACTTTGGTACTCCTGTAATTTTAATTGATTTTTCTACTAATGTTTTCATATTGGTTAATTTTTATGAGTTTATTGATGCTGGGTATACAACTGCTGTACCATTAAAATAACTTAAATATAGAATTGAATTACTTGCTTTAAATATTTCACAATTGTAATTACCATAAACATGAGTAGCAGATGTAAAATTTATACCGTTTACTAATGCTTTTGTGGTATTTAATCGAAAGTCATTACCTACATTGTTGTTTAAGAAGTCATTACCTACATTGTTGTTTAAGAAGTCATTACCTATGTTGTTAGAAAGAAAGCTCTCACCTATATAGTTGTTTCCAAAACTATTACCTACATTGGTGTTAGCAAAGTAATTACCTGTGTTATTGTTGAAGAAGCTATTACCTATTTCGTTGTTTTTAAAATCATTACCTATGTTGTTGTAAACAAAGTAATTACCTGTATTGTTATTGTCAAATACATTACCTATGTTATTACTTTGAAAGTTATCACCTATTTCGTTGTCTTGAAAATAATTTCCTATAGTGTTTTGGGTAAAATATTCACCTGTAATGTTATTAGCAAACTCATCTCCTACTGTGTTATTAATAAAATATTGACTTGTTATGTTATCATAAAAGCTTACCCCTATATTGTTATTATAAAAATCTCTAACTATTACGTTATTATAAAAACCACTTTTTACGTTATTGTTGGAAAAATAATTGCCAATAACACTAGATTCAAAACCATCTTTAATATTGTTCGATGACATAGAAACTATTATATTCAACGAAAAAAAATTTTCAATGCGATTTAAAGTTATTTCTTCAATACCTGTATTATCCCTCACTGTCCATTGTAAATTATTAGCTACAAAAACACCTTGAAATACATTATTATCATTTAACCCTCTAAAATAGTAAGAGTCAGGACTCCCCATATCGTTCCATTGAATATCGAAAGTTGAGTTAGTTTCACTAAAACATGGAAAGTCTTTATAATTTCCAGTAGTACCTAAATTTTTATAATCATCACCAATACCTGCATAAACTATTCCAAATGAAGGGTGTATAGGTGACATATCTATTTCAAATCTACGATATTTTCTACCTCTAAAGTCGAAAGGAACATCTATATTTCTTTCTGTATCTTGTCTTCTTTCAATCCAACCGTAAGCGTTTTCTATTGCTGTTACTGTTTCAACAAAAAGCGTATTTATATCGTAATCATTTACATCCTGTTGGGTTATATCTAACAGTAAAATTTTTGTTCCTCCATTTTCTACTTTAATTCTTGTAACTACAGTTGATTCGGGAAATTGACAAGTAGCTATTCCTGAATTTAAAGGTTCAAATACTCCCTCGTTTACAACATTACCACTATCTAAAGTAAAATAAATACGAAAATAATGTCCAAATAAAGCAGGATAACCGATTGGCATTTCAAAATAAGCATTAGTGCCATCCCATTGAAGGTCAAAGCCTGAAACTACTGATAAATTAGGTAATGTAGCACCATTATTTATATACAAACCAACTCCAATTTTATTTACCAAAGGATTATACTGGATAATATCTTGTGGATAAGTTTCTGAATAACCTATTGGTGAAATTTCTGATTCTGTAATTGCTTGAAGTAAAAGAACTTCTGTATCTCCTGTATAAACTTCTCTCGGAATAAAATTAGGGTCGGTTGGAGCATTGTTGTTAAAATTAGAATTTTCATTAGCTATTTGCCATCCATTAAGAAAATTTACTGATTTATAATCTGTAAGTCTATACCATTGAAGAGGTGTTAATTCTTCATTTATTGTAAGATTGTATAGTTCTAAATAGGTAATGTCTTCAATAGAAGCTGAGGCAGTCGCTTCAACAAAATCTCCTTGTTGATTTAAAAATTTGTTTTCATCTCCTTTAAAGGAGATACCTCCACAACAAGCGTCAAAAACTTTTTTGAACTTGTAGTAGAGGTTATTCCCAAAAAAATATCTTAACTTATCAGGTTGTTGTTGATTGAGGCTCATTTTTTTATTTATATGGGTGTAGACTAAAATTTAGTCTATAAAGATTATTAAAGCTTAACTTTAACTACACTCGCTGTTCTATATAATTGTCCTTCAACTAAACCACCTGCGCCAGCTGCTACATCGTCAGCATATGACGGTAGTAGAAATAATACGTCAGATGTAGGAAGAAATTCTCCTGTTTGTGTTAAGACTTTTGCTGAATCTCCGTTTTTTGAGATTCCACCGCAGCAAGCATCTAAAATTTTTACAACTTTGTTAAAGATTTTTTCGCCTAGAATATCTTTTACTTTTCTGTTTTCTTTTAAGTTTTCTATGTTTGTCATATTTTTTGGTTTTTAAAATTTATATTAAATACTGAATTTTCTTACTGCACGCACATAGTAGGTGGCGTTCTTACTGAAGCCGTCATAGGCAACCCCATCGTAGAAGGATAAAACCCAAGCGTAGGTGGTGTCAAGCTCCGAACTACTCCAATAAAAGTTAAATCCTATTTGTGTTCCACTAGCAGTAGTTATACCTTGTGATATATCCCATCTATTTTGCCATATTTTAGATAACTCATCAACAGCTGGAAGATACCAATCTAATTTACTATTGTTTGTGCTATTATTACATAAAACTGCTGCTGTACCTGCTGTTATACCTCCACCTGCTCCAGCAGCAATTAAATTTGCTGTATTAGTTGTTCCATCCCAAGTACTTTCAACATTAGATATATTCACATTTGAACTAGCCCATAAAGCTGATGTTGATAAATTTGCTGTATCTACAACCAAATAATTTTGAATAGTGCCAGAAGTAGGTGAACCAAGTGATGATGCAGATAACCATCTATGAGCAATTACACCGCCTTCTGCTGCAACATATTGACCTATTTCATAAATATATCCAGAACTAGGTTTTAATGCCCAAACAGCAGCACCTGTACTTGCGTCAGTACATACATAAGTGTCATTATTATCCAAAGTCCATAATGAGCCTACAGTATATCCTTTTGTATCATCATCTGTTATTGTTGGTACTGTAGTAAAATTATATAATGATTGTCTTATTCCATTACCACTACCATTCATTACATACAATGACCCTGCTTCCCATTTTAATTCATAACCTAAACCGCAAATTTGTGCAATACCTTTATTCCCTCCTAAACCTGCATCAATTGTCCCCTCTCTTAGTCTTGAACTATTATCTAATAGTATCCCAACTCCTACATCAAATTGAATATCATTATCAGTAGTATTGCCTACATCTGTAACTTGTTGTAAATCTTGAGAGCCTCCACCTCCTTCTACCCATTCCCCTTGTTGATTAAGAAAAGCATTTGGATTGCCATCTTTTGAGATTCCTCCACAACAAGCGTCTAAAATTTTAACAACTTTGTTAAAAATTTTTTCGCCAAGTATATCTTTTACTTTTTTATTATCTTTTAAATTACCATTCCAAGCCATAGCTGTACATTTTAAAAAAAAAGGAGGAGTCTGTAATTTTATTACAGAAACCCCTCCTTTAAATATTTGTTATTAATTAGATACTTCCAGCGTTAGGGTTTCCTGCTGCAACCATGTTGAAGAAAGATTGAAATACAGGTTTAGTTCCTTTAGGCACGATGTAAATATATCTGTGTTCAGCTGAAGTTACGTTAGCAAATGAACTGATATGTTTATTAGCTTTAACTTTAACAGAGATTGTATCGTATTGCTCGCAAGGCTCAAGTTTAGAAGTTGTACCTTTAAACCATTGTTCTGCGTATGAATTTCCAGATGGAACACCTACAAGTCTCTTATAAGCTTCTTTTTCTGCTGTAATATATTCAAAACCCCAACCAGTTCCGTCAAAAGGTCTTTGAGCATGAGTTACTGCAAAAGGTTCTCCTGTATAATTTCTGTAACCTACAGGTAGATAAAGAGGAGTTTCGCCACCAGAAACTTCGATTTTAACTTGTCCTACTCTTGTTGCAATTTCATGAGCAAGCTCTTTAGGTGGGCATTGTTTAAATTCTTTTCCTTGGAAAAGGATACCGCACTTGCAATTCGCTTCTTCTGATGCTGCTGCTGGAACTTCTTCCCAAGCAATTACACCAAAATTAGCAGGAGCTGTTACTTTATATAAATCAGTATGGCAATCCCTACACAAAAATTCAGATACAACACTTGTCACATAACGTCTACGACATGTAGTTGGAGTTGTTTCTTCATCTTCACTTATCATAAGTTCAGGATAAGCGGCTTGAAGTTCTGCCAAACGAGAATTTCCACACTCTGTATCTTGCAAATCAATGAAGAAAGATTTAAGGAATGTATCACATGAATCTCCTTCTACCCATTCTGTTGTAGCTGGTTCTTCTTCAACACAGATGCTTTCAGAAAATCCTGAAATTTCGTATGCGAGTGTAGGGTTTTCTGTAGTTAAATCTGTTAAACTAGCTGTTGATAGTGGACTTGAAGATACAACTAAGTACTTCCCTTGTCCAAATACTTGACCTAATTTAGTTACTGTAGCAACATTAGTAATTAAAGTTGCAACTGTAAGAACTAAAGCTACTGCTCCTCCTGCTCCTAATAGTGCATCTGGTATTGTTATTGTATTTGCTACAGCAAATCCTGTTCCGTGATTGTTAATAGTTACAGTTGCTGCTCCAGAACCATTAACCACTACAGTGAATGTAGCTCCAGTACCTGAACCTGATGTAGTGTATCCTGAGTTTATTGTATAAGTTCCTGCGGCTCTAAGAGCAGCTGGTGCTCCTACAGTTACTCCTGCAATGGCTGTCGCAGTATCTGCAACTTCTACAATAGTATCTAATAGTGTACTTGCCAAATTTGTACCATCGTCTTCAATAGCAAATGTATAAGCATAACCGCCTCCTACTGCTACAAATCCGTCTGGGCAGTCTCCTTCACAATCCGTTTTAACACTTTTTGCAGGTGAAACAAAATCTTCTGGAGCTCCGTTTGAAGTGTACACTTGATAAGTACTTACGTTACCTACATAAGAAACTCTTACCACTGGAGCATTAACTTGACCTTCTACTAAACCTAAAGCTGCATCGTCTCCATTATCACACAATGTGATTGTGTAGAAAGTTACAGAACCTGTAGGTGATTGGTCAGGAAGACAGTTAGAAACTGGAATAACATCAATTATATCTTCCAATTTAACACCACTTCTAAGCAAAGTATTTTTAATATCATTTACTACTGGAAGCAAAAATGTTTCGCATGAAGCTGGTGTGCAATTATCTTCACACGCTTCTTCAAAAGGAGCTGATACTGTATAAGTTTGTTCAAAAACACCATCAGAATATCCGAGATGACCGATAGGTTCTCCAGAAAGTCTTACTGTAATTGTACTAACTTGACCTTTTTGCAAAGAAATTGATTTATTGCTGTTAAGACCATCCCAACCAAGGTAAACTTTTGCTACTTGAGCTGGTTTGCTTTCGCTAAACTTTACATCCAATACATCTTCTGCTTTAAATGCTACAGAACGTAGTCCTTTAGAAGTGTAACCACCGCTATTAGACTTAATAGAAGTACCTACTTCCAAGTAGTACTTAGCATTAAGAGTTGTTGTAATGTTGTTTACTGCTGGCAAACCGTCATTGCCAGATTCGTCTTTAAAAAGACCGATTTGACCATCTGCAAGTTGCAGATTGCCTCCTGTTGTTTTTGGTGCGGTAGGTAATAGAGCGATAATATCGCTATAACTACCTTGGATTCCTCTTCTTCCCATGTTATTTGTTTGTTTTTTGTTTTTTTTTAAAAGTTTGTGACTATTCTATCTTGATTAAGATTTTTTGCTTGGACATCTTGGTTGTTTCTTGCAAAGTCTGCTACAACCATTGAAACGACTTTATTTATAAATCTGTCGCTCATTATTTCTTCTTGATTAGAAGAATTTGTAATATTGTCGGATTTTATATATCCTTCAATATCTACTAAAGGTGGGTAAAAATAGTAAGTTATAAAAACTTTATCTATTTTAAGGTCGTCTTTTTTAAAGATTACGAGATTTCCTCCTTGTATTGTAAAAAAGCTTTCTTCATATTCTAAAGAAGGTTCATTAAAACTATCGGGAAATATTTCTCCGTAGTTTTGGTCTTTTAATTCCCAGAGGTATATTTTTTGATTTTTACAATCTTTTTGGCTTACATAAGCGTAAGCAGAAGATAAATCTAAATAATCTTTAGGAAGTTCAAATAGAACCCTATCTGATAAAGTTTGAACTTTGATAAGCTCCGTATTATTTTTTATCGCTTCTTGTATTTCTCTGACATCATCGTCATTTTTTTTATCAAGAAGATATTCTATACGCTTTATTCGATTTTCATTATATGAAAGAACCCACCTATATTTATCAATAGAAACATTTTGTGTTCCTTTGTTACGGTTAGCTTTTATTACAGTACGTTCATAAATCTCATTGACTTTCATTAGTCATCTTCAAATTTTTCTAAAAGTTTTGCAGCTACTTGTTTGTTTGCTTTTGCAAATAAGAAGGCTGTTACTGAGTGAGCGTCCGTACCTAACTCGATACCTTCGTAAGTATAAAGTTGACCTACTCGTTTTATTTGACCTTTTCTTATCATTGTTCGGACAAGATTAAACCTTTTAACATCGTTAAATGTTTTGGTTTTTATTGATGTATGAAGTTTAAGTAGATTGTCATAGTTTTTAATTGCCATTTCAACCGCTTGAACAATTCCTACTTTACTATTAACTTTTGTATCTAAAGCTAATATTTCAGAGTATCTCAAGTATTCAAGAACTTCTTCTTTATTTTCGCTCCAAGTTTTGAATAACCATTCTTGAATGTCGATTTCCATCTCCTTAACTTTGGTACGAACATCTTTTTGTTCATCGCTATCAACAAGAATATAGTTAGAAGCATTGTGTTTAGGATTACCTATTTCTGTTTCTGGGCATATTAAATTTCCACGCATTGCCAAGAATAGTTTCAAATAAGTATCTGGATTACTTGTATCCAACAAAGTGTTGTGGGATATTTGAAGCGTGAATGATGGTAAAAATTCTTCATTACTTCTACCATTTTTAATCATTTCAAAGTATTCGATTAAATCTTCTCGGTCTGCTAAGATTTTGTCTACCTCTTCTTTTTTCTTTCCAAAGAACTCTCTCGAAGTCTTATCTAAACCTGTATCGTATCGGTTTATATTATTTGTGGTGTCATAAAGACAACCTATAAATTCTGAAAATCCGCTACCCATTTTTACTCTACCTATGGCTTTTAATCCTTCTGGTGTGGCTGCATTGATTTTTTCTACGATTCTATACGTGCGATTGGGTTTAATTGAATACATATTTTTTTGATTGGTTTTATGAAATTGGGGTGTGTATTTCAACACCCCATTTAGTTTTATACGAAGTATGGTGTATTGTCTGGTCTTTCGATTAGAACTACTCGGCTCAAATCAGGAATAAATCCACCTATTTGACCATAAGCCCAGAACGTTTCTCCCATTGTTGCTTTTGTAGAAGCTACCCCTTGACCATATACTCTTCCTTTTTCAGAGCCGTAAGCTATACCGCTGCGTCCTTTAGGTTGCACTAGGTACATATTGCTTGTTTTTGAAGAACGAGTGTCAATATCTACTCCGTCTGGAAGAACATTTTTGTCCATTCTGTTAGAGTACATTGGGTCAGTAACATCCCAGATTGCAAGAGACCATGAACGTTTAGAGAAACCTTTGTTAAATCCTCTTTCAAGGTAGTCTCCCATATCAAAGTCCAAAGATGGGTCGTGCTCAATAGTTACATTTCCGATTCCATTCAAGTATGCTGTTTCGATACCAAATGTTCTGAATGTTAGATTATTCATATCTTTTCCAGATAGAATTTTGTGAGGCATAAGAGTATCTGCATCTACAGCATGAGGAGAGTTATTCAAAAATTCTGTTTTAAATAGTTCTCTTACTTCACTGTAAGCCATAAAGCCAGCTTTAAATCTCAATTGACGCAACATTGGGTCTACTGGAAGTCCTCTGAAGATTGTATCTGCTGCTGCTTTGATTCTATCTCTAAGTTCTGCTGCATTTGCATAGGTAAATCTGTGACCTCTACGCATTTGATGATAAATACCTTCATTGATACGCTTTTTGCCGTTGATACCTGTAACAGTACCTCCTTTAGCAAACATCAATTGCATTGCCAAAATTTTATAAAGTTCTGCTTGTGCAAGCATAGGTAGGATAGAGCCGATAGCTTTAATACCTGATGTAGTTAGTTTGCCGTTAGAGTTTGGTTTGATTACTGCAAGAAAATCACCGTCCATAGTACGTTGTTGTTTCAACAACATCTCGGTAAGATAAGAATTTTCTTTTGCTGAACCAGCACCTTGAGTACCAAGTTCGAGAGCATTTGCATATTCAGTCCAAGCTACTTCTACACCAGTAATATCACCAAGTACATACTCAAGAGTTACTTTGCTATTTTTTCCGATATTTCCAATTCCAGTGAATGTAGGGTCAAATTCACCAGAAATGCTACCGATTTTGATAATTTGCTTTCCTTTTTCAAGTTTAGATGAAGGTACATAGTCAGAATCAGCTCCAACTACAGTTACCAAGTGATTAAAACCATCTCCTTCGTCAATAATAGCGTCATCTTCTTCAGAAACTACGATTTGGAAACCGTCTTGTGGGTCGTCAGTCAAAATATCACCTTTACGATAAGCGTGAGAAAGTTTAACACGGAAAGAAGCTCCTCCTAATCCTAGTTTACCTTCTTGCTCTGCTCCTTGAACTATACAAGGGAATTCATCTTGAAATTCGATGTCATATTTAAAGCTTCCGTTGTATCCATTTACATAGATATGGTCTGCTTTTTTAAATGGTTCTTTCAAAAAAGGAACTTTGATAAGCCCTGCTGTTTCTAATAATTGAATATTGCCGAGATTCATAGCGTCTCCAGCCATACCACTTTCTGTTAAAAGTGTAGCATCTGTAAAGTTGAAATCTTTAATTTCACCTTTTTTTACAGAAGCGATAACGTTTCCGTTGTTAAATTGACCTAGGTATTTCATTTTGTTTTTTTGTTTTTATCCGAAAATTTCTTTAAATCTATCTGTTGATTGAGACTCTCTTTCTGAAGTTACTTTTGGTTTTCTAAACATTATTTTTTTAACCTCTTCAAGTTTAGTGTCGTTTTTTATATTTTTCTTCTTTTCTTCTAAGAAACCTTCTGGGTTACTTAAAAGTTGGAAAAGTAAGTTTGTTTTTTCAGGGTTATTTCTCAAAGAAATATACATTTTATCTACCTCTGTTAAACCTCTTTCATCTTTTTCCGTGTAGGCTTTAACGATAGTTTGTACTTTTTTTGAGTCTACTCCTTCTTTTTTCAAAGAATCTTTTAGTTGCTCTTTATATTGAGCGTCTAATTCTTGTTGTTTTTTTTGGAGCTCTTCCTGTTGTTTTATAGTTTGTTGATGAGCTTGCTCGGATTGTTTGTTTATAAAATCGTAAGCACGTTTGGCTTCATCGTCTAAGCCTAAATCTTTTTCTTCTCTATCAATGAACTTTAAAATTCTGTTATCATCCCAACCTACAAAATTTTTATAGTAGGCATATATAACTCTTTTTTTACCGTTATCTGTTTCAATTTCAAGATTTTGTGCTTGTTTTTTGTAATTATACGTAGCAACAAAATCGTCAAGATTTCCTCCGTTCTTCTTAAACTCTATAAATTCTCTCTCTTCATCTTCTAAAGAGGAAAGAAGGTCGTCTTCAAGTTTTTCTTTTTTCCAAGATTCTTGATTTTTAAGAATGTCTTCGTATTCTTCTTTAGTTATTTCTCCTTCAAATTCAGAAAAATTAACACCTTCAGAAACTTCAAAATCTTCAAAAAGACCTTTTTTTATTAGTTTTTTTACTTCTTTTGTAAAATCAGATTCAGAATCATTCTCTACCTCTTTTACCGTTTTAACTTCTTCAGTCTTTGTTTTTTCCTTATCGGCTTTTTCTTCTGTATCTTCTTCTTCTTGGTCGAATGTTAAACTTTCTCCTAAAGAAAAAGTATCCTCTAGTTTTTTAACAGTTTCGTTTTTCTTTTTATCTTTTTCTGATTCGACTACAGGTGAGAACGTTTGTGCTTCTCCAGTAATATCTTCGAGATTAATCTCTCCAAGAACGATTTCTTCTTTTTCAGCCATATGTCTTTGATTGGTTATTTGATTGGTTGTGATGCAAATATACTTACAAAAAGTATATCTTTAAAATATGTAACTTTTAAAGTTATAACAAACTTTGTTATTTATTTTTATTTGTTTCATAACTGTATTTGTTTTCTCTTGCTATTTCTAAAGCTTTATCTGCTGCGTATTTTTTAGCCTCGTTATTTCCTTGTTTCACCATTAAGGCTTCTTTTTCAAGAGCAAATTCTCTTTCTTTAGTTAATTTATCAGACTCTATTTTATTATCTTGAGATATTTTACCGTATTCTACTTTAAGGCGGTTTGTAGCTGCATTTAATTGTTCTACAATATCTTGTACATTATTTTTATTTGCATCTTTATCGTCTGCAAAACCTAAAGCAAGAATAGCTTGCTTATTTAAATCTATCTCACCTTTTAACCTAATTTCTTCTAACTTATTAGCATGTAGAAGTTCTTCTGTTTTTCTTTGTTCTTCTCCTTGTGCTTGAATTTCTTGCTGCCGTGCCATTTGTTCTTGCTGCCGCATTAATTCTGTACGTTGTCTACTTAGTTTAGCCAACTGCAATATTCGGCTGATACTATCAGAAGACATAACCTGAGTCATGTCTTCTAATGTTTTTTGAATAGTATTATCTTGGAAGAAAGTTTGTTTTAGCATTTCTAAATCTGCTCTTCCTTTAGCGTTTATTTCTGGTGTTATTCTGAAATGTCTTAGTGTAATATATTTATCTACACTATTGATTACATATCTTGTGATTTCTGAATCTGCATAGTTTACAGTAATATCTTTACCATTTGTTTTTGCAAATTGGGCAACATTTAAAAGTATTTGTATGCCTCTTAACTGCATTTTTGATAGCTTATCGTACCAAAAATCAACTTGAGATAATGAGGCTGATACTGCTTGTTTAACTCCTGTTGGACTTAATTGTTCGTTTTGCTGCCCCATTACAGCTGTATTAGATAAAATAAGTTCGTAAGCTTGCTGTTTTATCATTGATGCGTAAGCAAGTTTACCTTGCATGTTGTTTGAGTAATCTATATCAACTCTTGTAAATTGATTAAAATTACTGCCTTTAGTATTCTGAGCTGAACCGTCAATAGGTAAAATTCCTAGTTCTTTTACTGTATCTATAAGTTTTACTAAAGCTTCATCCCCTCCTAAGTCTTTAATATATGTAGGTAAAAAAGCAAAATCCATTAACAAAAAGCTGCCTAATTCCTTAGCCATATAATCCCTAGCCATATTAACTGCAATATTATAATCTCGTTGATATGTTTCGAGCCTTGATACTACACTTGTTCTATCTAATAACCCAGAAATAGGTAGTAGTGTATCATAAATATCACTAAACCCTTTAATCTGAAAATCTAAAGGTTGTCCCCAATATATATCTTCATCTAAGTTTGTACTATCTTTTGATATTTTAACTCCTTGCCAAACTTGTGGTGGGTAATAAACTATGTAAGTGTTGTTTTGAGGGTCTTTTTCAAATTGTTCTAAAGAAACAGCTTTAAGCTTTTTTATTCCATTTTCTTTAAAAAATTCTGGTAAAAGTTCATCAGAAAAAGTTTCTACTTTATCGTTAATACGGATAGCATACATCTTTTGAAAAGAAGTCCAATATACCTCCGTCACTCGGACTTGATTTACTGTCCAAAAACCTTCTCTTTCGTTAAATAAAGGTAGATTTCCGTTAGGAAATGTCCCTGTCATTCCTAAATCTATACCTGTAATAGATTGAATATACTCTAAGTTCTTTTTATTTATTGGATTTGGTCGTTCTGAGTACATTAATGTTCCACCGCCTTGAGTAATCCAATCTTTTGCAGAACCTATTCTTTTACCAGCTCCTTGTTTAGATTTATAGTCATCGCTATCAGTTATTTCTTCTGTTTGCTTCTCGTTTAGCAGATACCCATAATCTTTTAAAACCTTAGTAGGTGTTAAAAGTCTTACACGCCCAATACCGTCAGCTTCTTCTGGATACCTTGTTGGTGCTCCAATAACAAAAGTCTCTATTGGAGACCATCTTTCTACAAAGTATTTATCATAAGATACTTTAAAATGCTTAAAACATCTACCTGTAATAAAATAATCGTAAACTAAATCCCTGTCAATTTCATCAATATCAAATCTATTATAATCATCTTTGATAGTAAGTTCTGCCCATTTTATATACTGAGCTTTCCAAGAAGAGTTCATTTCTCTTTCAATATCTTCTGGAGTATTTTTAGTTGAAAATTCTTGATATTGTTGTTGAAATTGCTGTTGTTCTTCTTCAGAAGAAAACTCTTGGTCAGGATTAAATCCTGCCTTCATTGCTTTCTTTTTAATTTCAGCTTCCAATCTACCAGCTACATATTCCCATAGTCTATCTGTTTTTTCACGAATATACTCATTTGTAGATATTTCGTCTGTAGCTGTGATTATAAAAGGTTGCGGTTTTTTCATAAAATCCATAGTCATTTTATTGACGAGGGGTTCTATAAAACCATAGTTCTCTAATTTTTGAGATAAATCTGCTTGATTTCGTAAAAAGTCAACTTCAGCTAAAAATAGGGAAGATTTTGAAATATCGCTATATTTGAACGAACCGTCTATGATAGCATAAGCATCTTCAAATTTTCTTTTATTGTATTCGTATTGAGCCATACCTATGTTTTCAGATGTATCTAAAACATCCTCCAACCAAGTTTGATTTTTATCCTTTGTAGGTATAGCTTGGGCTGGTAAAGTATTTGCTGACGAACGTGTGCTTGAAATTAAGGCATTGTATGCTGACATGGTGCGAAAATACTAAAAATCAAACAAAGTTGGTAAGATATAACTTTTTATGTTATGTTTTTACCTGTGTCTTCCCATGATTGTTGAAAATGTGGATTGTTTACGAACTGGTTTTGTTTGTGTTGGTGGTTTATATGGGTCTTGTGTTGCGATAACCCCTCTGGTTTGTAACTCGTTATCCCAAACAAGGGCATGTCCAAAAGCCGCTAATCTATCGGCATTTTTTTCTTTACCATAATCTATTATCTCTTTTAACAGTATTGGGTCTGTTATTCTTTCAACTCCTTTTATGGTTATAGGTTCATCATTATCAGTATAACCTATTAAAACATTATCATTACAATACTTTTGAATCATTTTAAGATAATGCTCTTTATTTTGCGGTGTGGCAGGTAATCCATAGGTTGTACTAGCATTTGTGTTTGGAGTATATCTAAATACAACAGATTGACAATTGACAATAAGATGTTCCATTTTTTTATTTGCTAAAAAATTATAGAGATTAGTATCTCGTTCTGGAAGTAAATCAGCGTTATATTTTAAAACAGCAAGCATAACTTGTTGATAAAAATCTTCATCTTTTGGAGGTCTAGTTGCTAAACTGAACACTATCTGATTTTGCAATCCATCCAAACCACACATTCTCTTATAAATATAAAAAGTACCTACAGAGTCTGTTGTTTTAGATTCTGCTATTTTATATCCGTCAAATCCTGCTACGTAGATGCCTTTTCTAATTTCATAAGGGTTATCATGAATTGGTCTTTCGTACATTACACATGGAGCATCGTGTGTTCCTCCTTCAAAAGGGTAGGTTTCTATTAATCTCTTACTTGAAGGTTCAATAATTATAGTTCCATTTATTTCTTGCTTTAAAATAACTTTTTCTCCTATATTACCAGAATCTTTTATTTTTTGTAAGGTAACTTTAGCTTCTTCTACTGGAAAAGGATTATTGCCAGAGTATAAAAAACAATCCTCTGGTTGAAAAGGATAGTACATTTTAGCTTTTTTACCTTCCTTATCTGATTTTTTCTCCTCTATTTGAATTTCTTTTTGTAAGTTCTCTGGAGCTGATACCCAATCTGTCACTTGAATGATAAAACCTTCTAAATCCTCTAAGTCTTCATTAGTATAAGATTTACGAATGTATGCGGATATAGGAATTTCTTTTTTCACACCTCCTGCATTACACATCTGTGCAGGGGCAAAAAAACCTGTTTTTAAATTACTTTTTTGTTTGTATTCAAAATTACCCTCGGTTACTAAATTTTTATATTCTTCTGAATTTACAGCTAGAAATCCATTTTCTTCCGCATTTAAGAAGTCTCTTTCAGCGTCTTTAGAGCTATCAATATCACCCCCTGTATTATGGGTAACAATTCCATTAGCAAGATATGTATTTGTAGTTCCAGCTGTAAGATTATAGACTTCTTGTTCTCCTATATCTTCAATTTTTGAAATTTTTTCAAACCTTAAACCTGCATATTTCTGACTTTTTTTACTTTTTCTATTCTTATAGTAGTCGACTAATTGTTGTAGAGTTTCTTTTTTCCTGTTAATTTTAATTGGAATATTTTCATAGAATCTATCTATGGATGCTTTATCATATATGCCTATCAAATAAAACTCCTCTTTTGGCATTATTTTTCTGCCAATTCTTTTATCTCTTTTAACATCAATATTTGAATGAATACCGATTCTTAATAATAAAAGTTTTAAACTATCTACAAGTTTTTTAGAGCTACTTGTTAATGTAATATTTCTGTTTGATGGAATATTTAAAATACAACCGTCTGTATCTATTAATCCAGCTATAAGTTCACATATAGATTCTTTATCATAAGAGTGAATATTTATAGGCAAATCTTTGTCTTTTTTTGTTTGTCCATAAATTCCTAATTCTCGTAACTTTTGCGTTATACTTTTAATTCTTACCTCTTTATATAATCTGTTTTTTTTAGTAGTGTAAGATTTTTCTACTGTATGACTTATGTTTAAACTATCTAAATGTTCCCAAATTTCATTATCCTCATTAGAAAGAACTGGTGTTTTATCTTTACCATAGCTGCTATCTCCTATTAAACAACCAACTAAGTATGGATTCCACATTTTTTTAGTCCCTTGAATGGGAATAATATCTGCAACAGCAACAACATCATTGATTTTTAATTTAGAGGCTTCTTCAAAACTTATAGCTCTTCCAATTCTTTTTTGAGATTCTAAATATTTTCTTGAGAGAATAGGATGGTCAGTGCTGCAACTTATTTCTAAACCTTTATTTGTTGTAATTTTTACACATGGTTTTTTAAATGGTTTTTGCCAATAGGTTATTTTTTCATTTGTAACCTCTTGATTTTTTATGCTAAATCCTTTTATCCCTTGGTTCTTTTGTAAATCCTCTATATTTAGCATATTTCCATCAGAGTCCCATACTTTATTTCCTTTTGTTAAACACCCAACAAACATAGGGATTGTACGATACTCTCCAAAAGAATCTATTAGGGCAGGTTTTAAAGCTGAAAATGGTAAAGAGTAAGAAAACTTACCAACCTCATCAAATATGACCTTAGATGGTGTAATACCTGCAAGCATTTCTTGTTTATTGTGCTTTGTTCCAAACTCTAAGTTTCTAACAGAAAGGGTTGAAAAAATGTATTTATTGTCGTTGCCTATTTTTAGCAAGTGAGGTGTTATTGGATTAATAAGTCCAGCCTTTCCTGTTGTTGGGTCTTTTTTAGTTGTTTCTCTTTTACTAAAAGCTATTTCTACATTGCCCCCTTCTCTTGTAAAATCTCCAAATTTCATTAAATCTGAAAAACATTCGGGTCTATTTGAATAGAAAAATGTAATATAATCTGTAATATTATTAATATCAACTGTACTTGCTCCAATAACAACAGAATTACTATTGAGCATAATAAATAGAGAATAACAAATATCTGAGGCTAATACAGTTGATTTAGCAATACGTCTACTTCCGAAAATTATGATAGGTTTTTGTTCTTTGTAACCTTTTTCACGCCCCCAATTCAAATAATACTCGTTATCTCTTAGAGGTGGTGATGTGATAACACGTATCTTATTGCCGTATTTATCTTTTTCATCTACAGGTATTTTGAAAAAATTTAAATGCCAATATAGCCAACCAGAAATCTCTATTCCACCTACACTAACACCAGACTTGCAATATTCAATATGTTTAAGCCAAAAAGGGACATACTCTGCGCTGTCCCTTGTAGGTTGGTTTTGATTGATTAGAAAATCTTTGTAAGCTAATTTTGGTTTTTGTATAGTTTCCATATTTTGTTGCGAAGGCAGGATTTGAACCTGCGACCTCCAGCGTATGAAGCTGGCAAGCTAACCTCTGCTCTACTTCGCTATTTTAATTTTTGTAATAATTCAATACCTCTTCTAATTGTAACAGTTTTTGAATTTAAAATTATTTCTCTTAAATCTCTTAAATCTTCTTCTGTTAGTTGATTTATTGTATTGCTATTATTTGGTGTCGCCATTTGTTTTTAAAGCTAAATCAATAGTGTCTTTTAATAGTGTTATAGATACAGGTTCATTTTTATTGTTAAGTATAGCAACAGAACCGTCAGATTTTAAAATAGCTTCTTGCATAAAAGATGCTTTTGATTCTATTTCTTCTTGAAGAGTTATTTTTTTACCTGCTAATGGCTCGTATATTTGTTGCAATAGTTTTAATTTTATCAAACAAACATTCATCCAACCAACAATACTTAGTTTTAAACTTAGGTATTCTGGTTTATCTTCAATATCAGAAAGCTCTTTGTTTAATTGTAAATAAAGGTCACTGTGATAAGTTACTCCATTATTTATGACTTTTTCAAATTCTTCTTGTTTCATTTTTCTTCTTGTTTTACTTCTTCTAATAATTTAGTTAATATTTCGTTTAACTCGATGTCTGTTTGATGATAAAGGTCTAAATTTTTATTTTTAAAGTTACCTTTTCTAAGGATTATGCAGAGAACTTGAAGAACAGTCATGTCTTGACATTCATCAATTAATTCTCCAACTTTATCTTTTATCAAAGTTCTTCTCATTTTATTAACTACATCACTCATTCTGTTTTTCCTTTTAAAGTTATTCTAAATTCTATTTCGTTTGATTTTATAATGAAAGTTTTTGAAAACGTACCTAATGCTGCATTGTTGTATTGAGCTTTTATTTCTGTATCGTCACCATCTGTAAGGTCTTCCTTTATTTTGTTTAAAATAGTGCACCCACAAGTGGCAACTAATTTTAGTTTTGTAAGTTTTTGGTTTTCTTCAAAAAAGTTAGCCCTATCGTTGATTAAAAGTAAGTTGATTTCAGCAGGGATATTTTGTTTTTGAATTTGTTTAAATTCTAAATAAATTCTTTCGCCTGCAAGAGACAAGGTAGCTGTTTCAGAAGACAAGTTTTTAATACCTACACCTAAAGATGGTATTACTTTAACATCTTCCCATTTATTTGCTGGGCAATACTCTGTATTAACTTCTACTTTTGCATCGACTTGGCAACCACATAAAGTGCAACTTCTAATTTTTGTTAAATTTTCGCAATTATTGCAAACAGAAATTCGAGAAGAAGCTTCTTCAGATTTGTTCCCTATTGTTGCAGAAACAACTGCTTTACTAAAGCCTTCGGCTATTTTTTTAGGTCTTATTTTATGCATTTTTAATTCTTTTTATTGACATTGTTGTTTTATCGTAAGGATTTCTAATTCTAAGAACTGAATTATCAATTAATTTTTTATTTTTCTTTGCGTTTTCTAGTCTTTTTTCAAGTTTTAACTCTTTGATTTTCAAGTCGTCATGCCTTTTTTGAAACTTTGGGTATTTAGCACTTGCTTTTACTTTTGCTCGTGTTTTCTTAAGTGTTCTCTCGGTAAGTTTAACTGGAGAATAAAACATTCCAAATTTTCTTACTCTGAACTCAGGTTTCTCTTCTGCAAAGTTTTTTAGTATATCGTCTCGTACAGTTTTAAAAATTTTATAAACATAATCTTCTTCATAGCCATAATCCTCGCAAAAACTTTTAATTATTTCTTTTGTTGTTAAAACCCTATCACTTTTTTTCGTACTCAACACGGATTGCAATGTTATTGTTTTCTAAATCTACGTTTAACAATTTTTTTAAAATTTCCAGATTAGGATGAAGGACTTTCTGTCTTTTTTCGTTGTAACTTATCAAACCTTTTTTATGCAAACGATTCATCTCGGTTCTGTAATGTTCTTTGGTTTTTACAATTCCGTTTTTTATCAACAAGTTTGGAAAAACAGCACTGTTTGAATCATGCAAAATCATAAATGAAATCACAGAAATGTTTTTTTCAGTCAATTGACTTGTTATAGCACCCCAAAGGGTTATAACTTTGAAAATTAAATCTGTTTTATCAGCAACTTTCAATTTTATGGGTAATGTTATTGGGTTCTTGCTCATATCTGGTACAAATATAAAAAACTTTTTTCAAAAAACCAAATTTTTTATTGATTATTTTTTTATAATATTATATATTATTATTATTATTATATATAAACACTAAGAGAATTATAATATTATAATTATATAACTATACATCTTAATTATGAAATATAACTAATAATATACATTTACTACTAAGTATATAACTTACAAATACAGTATACTAAGTTATATAATTATATATACAGTATATAAACTAATATATTATTACTATATAAATACTAATATATAATATAGGAAAAAAATATTCACTTCCAAATTTTTTAACTATAATTAACATTTTTTAACAAATAACTTTTTTTGTTTTTTATTAAAATAAATTTGGAAGTTAAAAAAGTTTTTACTATATTTGCATCGGTTATGTCAAACAACGCAACATATTATCCTGATTTCGATGATTATTACAACACCATTATGAGTAATATCAGTTTGGTAGTTATAAACTTTGGCTCTGTAGAAAATAACCCTCTCCGAGAATTTATTTTTTCCATGTATCACATTGACATTCCAGCAAATAAAGCTACAGTTTTGGTAGAATCCCTATTACGTAATTTCAAACAAAAATTGTTTTAATGGACAAACAAAAAAAGTTATCGGAAACTAGAGCATTACTTGAAAAAAAGTACGGCAAAGGAGCAACAATTTTAGGAAATGAAATTCTTGAAGTTGAAAGATTATCTACAGGCTCTCTTGGATTAGACATAGCCACAGGAGGTGGATGGGGAAAAGGACGTATTGTTGAAATTTATGGTGCAGAATCATCTGGAAAAACAACAATATGCATTCACACAATGATTGAAGCACAAAAAAAGGGGGGTGTAGTGGCATTCATTGATGCCGAACATGCCTTCGATAAACAATATGCAAAAAATTTAGGTTTAAACGTTGACGAACTTTTAATTTCTCAACCAGACTGCGGAGAAGATGCACTGTCTATCGCAGAAGAACTTATTAAATCTGGAGCTATTGATGTTTGTGTGATAGATTCTGTAGCAGCTTTAGTTCCAAAAGCAGAACTAGAGGGGGATATGGGTGATTCCAAGATGGGTTTACATGCACGATTAATGTCTCAAGCAATGAGGAAATTAACAGGAATAGTTGCTAGTACAAACACCCTTTTAATATTTACAAATCAAATGCGAGATAAAATTGGCGTAATGTTTGGAAATCCTACAACCACAACAGGAGGAAAGGCTTTGAAATATTATGCTTCTATACGAGTAGAAACAAGTAAATCACAAGGAAATAAAGATAAAGAAGGTAATCTTTTAGATAGCAAAGGAAAAGCTAAAGTAGTAAAAAATAAAATAGCTGCTCCATTCATGCAATGCGAATACGATATTGTTTTTGGAAAAGGTATTGATAAAAACTCAGAGATTTTACAATATGCAGAAGAGTTAAATTTTATTCAAAAAAGCGGCTCTTGGTTTTCTGTAGATGGAAATAAAATAGGTCAGGGAGCAGCTCAAGTAAAACAATTTTTAACAGATAATCCTGAGTTTGCAAACGAGTTAGAAAATAAAATTAAAAATAATTTTGGAATATGAGATACTTTTTATTATCTTTGTTGGTATCAATGTATCAAACAAAAATAGGTAAGAAAATTATTGACTTTATATATAAATTTTTATAATGCCTAAAAAGAAGTTACATCAAGATTGGATAGACTCTTTATCTGAAAAGGCAGTAAAAAAAGCTCCAGAAGGTTATGAGGGTTTTGTATACATAATTGAGAACTTAACAAATAATAAAATTTATATTGGGAAAAAATCTTTTTATTCTTACAGGAAAAAGAAGCTTACAATAAAAGAAAAAGCCTTACCAGAAAACAAACGTAAAAAGTTTAAGATTGATGTTTCAGAAACAAATTGGCAAAGTTATACAGGTTCATGCAAAGAGCTAAATGAAGACCTAGCTATTGGGCATAAGTACATAAAAAAAATATTGCAGTTTTGCAAAACAAGAAGAAATATGACAGCTTGGGAATTAAAATTTATTTTATGTTCAGATTGTCTGCAAACTGAAGGTTGTTATAACAAGAACGTATTAGGAAAAATCTTTTCATCAGATTATAAATAAAATGGCAAAAGAAAGTACATTTTTACCGCACAAAGCTTTTATAAATAGTGTTTATTCTAAGAATAACCTTAATATAACAAAAACAGCTGAGATTGTTGCAAAACACATGAAATTGACTTACAACGACAATTTCAGAAGAAAACTATCGAAATTTATTTCTAGTAACCTTGACGACAGGTCAGAATCGACTACTTTAATTGAGCACGGAGAGCATTTTAAAATGGCGATGACGAACAAGTTGAAAAAAAGCAAGTATTACTTAATTACGTGCGCTCAAAACGCTACTCCAGTTAACGAAGAATTTTTAAAGAATATGGAAGCTTATGCAGCTTTCTTAGAAGCTGAAATCATTGTTATACCTCTTCGTTATAAAAACCCAACTTCAGTATTCACGGATAAAAAAGTAGATAAATGGGATGAATCTATAACTAAATATTTACATGCAAGAAGAGAGCATATTCACCCTAAATTGGTTTTATTGGGGGATGTAAAAGTACAACCGACTTCTTCTAATCCTTTACAAGCTAAAGAGTTAATGTCCTCTTTGAACAGTTGTATTGTTGGGCATCCACGAGTACACCTTCGTTCAGTTCCAAGGTTAAAAACTTACGACCCAAAAGTAATGATAACTACTGGAACTTGCACTTATGCAAATTATACTGACAGTAATAGCGGAAAAGTTGGAGAAGCACACCACACTTACGGATTTGTTTTAGTGGAAATAAAAGATGAAAATATTTTTTATATGAGAAATGTTACATCCACTGAAGAAGGCGAATTTACCGATTTATATTTTACTGTGCGTAATGGGAAAGTATCTAAAAACAAAAAAATCTCTACTATAGTTCTTGGAGACCTTCATTTAGGAAAACATGACGATGCTGTGATAAACACTATAGAAGAAAAACTTATAAAAGTATTAAAACCAGATTATACTGTAATTCACGATATTGTAGATATGTACTCTGTACGTAAACACGATATTAAAAATCCAGTGAAAGAGTATTTAGCTCATAAATACCAAACAAATCTAATCGAAAAAGAGCTTCAAGAAGTTTTTAATTTTTGCGATAAATGGAAAAAATATGGCTTAGTAGTAGTTAGGTCAAACCATGACGAACACTTAGACCAATATATTATCGGACAAGATTGGAGAAAAGACCCTGTAAATGCTTTAACATATAATAAATTTCTACAAGTTCTTCTTGAAGAAAAAGCTCCTAAAGGTTTATTACCTTATATTTTAGAAGAAAGATATGGAAAAGAGATTACAACCCTTGGCGTAGATGATTCTTTTAGGGTATTAGGCTGGGAATTAGGTTTCCATGGGCACTTAGGTACAAACGGAGCAAAAGGCTCTAATACGACCTTTAGAAAGCTTTCTACGAAGATAATAAAAAACCATGACCATACAGTTTTTAGAGAAGACGGTTGTCTGTCCAGCGGAACTTGCACAAAATATGAAATGGGGTACAATAAAGGGCTAACAACTTGGTTACACGGAGCAACTATTGTACATACAGATGGGAAAGCGCAACAAATAATTCTTATTGAAAATAACTTTACAACATTATGGACAAAAACAACATGAATAAAGAAATCTGGTTAAAACTGCCAGTTCTTTTTGACCTTACAGAAGAAGAAGGGGATGATTGCTACAAATGTAAAGAAAGAAACGAGCGTTTAGGTATTAATACTAAATGCCCTTGCGAAGGAGAGGTACATGGACATCAGTATGTAAGATTATCAGACATAGATAGATTTAACGATATAGGTAAAAATAAAGTATCAATACTTCTATATGGGCAAGAAGACCCTGTTATTTACCGATTAGGTTTAGATGTTTTTTTAAAAATGATTGAGCCTTTTATAGAAATACATGAACCGTAAACCAGATAAAAAATACTTCTTAGGGAAATTTTGTTTGCAGAACAATATTTTAACAGCCCCAAACGGAGATAAACTTAAAGTGACAAGTAGATGTGCAGATATTTTTGAAAGCCTGGTGTTTCATAAAAACAACTATACAACTCGTGAAAAAATAATTGAAAGATATGATAAACCATTTACTACAATAAAGAAAAGAAGTTTTGATGTTTATATGGTGATGTTAAAAAGACTGTTTAAAGAAGACCCAAATATATTTATACGGTCTATACGCAAAAAAGGAATACTAATTTTTACCGATGGAAGAAAAAGATTTAACATCAGAAAATCCGTTTGAGCAAGAAGTGCTTAAACTAAAATACGATATTTATTTAGATATGATGGCTAAGAATCTTGATTCTCACGTATTAAAAGAAATGCTCCCTAAATTTGAGATTATCGAGCATTATGAAATGGCAGAAGCAATTAAACAAGTTTTAAATGAATTAGAAAATGTGGCTTAACTTAAAATCTGAAATTACTGATAGCTTTTTAGAAGCGATTATCAACGCTTATAACAGCTTACAAGAAAACGATATATTACATTTATATGTAAACTCTGAAGGAGGAGACCATGATATAATGGCTGTAACTTCATCAGTTATAAACAGAAACAAAGAACGCACTATTTTATATGGCTGGGGGCAATTGTACTCCTCAGCTTTTGAGCTATTTATCAGAGCGCAGTGTAAAAAACATATAATCGGCTCTTGCATAGGAGCATATCATCAGGTATCTACTCCAATATACGTAGGCTTTGAAGGAAAACCAAGTACTACTGAAGACCAAATTAAATTAGAAATATCTAAAAAGATATTGACCAACCATTCTCGAAAAATATTCGGGACGAAAGGAATTTCATTACAACAAAGAAAAAAACTGATGAATGGAGAAGATGTTTATTTCACAACCGAGCAGCTTGCAAGTATTGTAAAAGCTACAATTTTAAAATAATTTCAGTTAAACACTATGAAAGAATTTATATTAATAGTAATAATGGCGTTATTTATAGCAGGAGTAGAAATATTAGTGAGTATAATTAAAAATAAGAAATGAAAGAGGCAAATAGAGAAAGAAAATCAGAAATTAAAGAGATTAATGCTATTCAACTGAATGAGGAGCAAAAGTTAGCTTCTAAATATATTTATGAAAATCCTATAACAATTATTACAGGAAGACCTGGCAGCGGAAAAAGTTTATGTGCAGCTCATTGCGCTCTACATTTCTTAGCTAAAAAAATGGCAGATAATATAGTCTTATTTAGACCAACTGTTGAAGTAGGCAAAACATTAGGTTTTATGCCTGGAGATTTAACATCCAAACTCTCCCCGTATTTTGAGGCGTTTATAGAAAATCTTGAAACATGTTCAATTAATAAAACTAAAATAAAAGAATATCTTGAAAAAGACATTATAAAGGAACAAGCTTTGCAGTTTGTCCGTGGAAAAACTTTTTCTAATTTTGTTATTGTAGATGAAGCTCAAAACAGTACCCAAAAAGAGATGGAAGCTTTAGTAACAAGGCTTGGCAAAACAGGTAAAATAGTGTTGCTCGGAGATTTGCAACAAAAGGACATAACTTCTCAAAATGACGGCTTATCTTGGGTAATAAACCTATCTAATCACTTTGATGAAATTAAAAGAATAGACCTAAAAGGAAACCACAGACATGACCTCGTTCAAAAAATATTAGACTTTACCTATAAGAAATGAAACAAACAATAGCAGTAAGTAAAGTATCCTGTAAAATAGACTCTCCAACTAACCTAGACTTCTATTACTCCAACAACTGTATTTACCAACTAATACGTAAACCAAACACCTTTGTACCAACTCACCTCCATTTAGAGTATACAGCATGAAACCCCTCACCAAAGAATTCCTGCTAAAAAGAGGCAGGTGCTGTAAGAACGGTTGTAAGAACTGTCCCTATATAAAGGAACAGTGTTTTTACCAGTGGAAAAGATTCGCCTTTCTACCACTTTCAAGTTTTATTTAATTTGATTTAATATTAAGTTTTATTTAATTTGATTTTGCTGGGGGCTCTCAGTAATTGTGACCGTACATAATATATAGTAAACCTCCCCCCATAAAAATTTCTGAGGTTACCCCCCTATGCAAGTTTTAAAACATTTGTGTAGGGGGTATTTTATTTTTGACATTACTAATTTTTTAGAAGCAAGACTATGTACTACATATTTTAGTATGTATGTACAATGTATGTACACTATGTATGTATACTTTATTATTTTATGTTTGCTTGTCTTTGTTTGCTTGTCTTCTGTAGACTAGTGTTTCTATTTATGTATATATATAGGCTATTATTTTTTATATTTTCTTAACAGTTTTAAGTTTGGTTTATTGGTATAATAGTATACCTTTGTTCTATCAAATAATAATTAAAACTTTATAACATGGCAAAATTAATTTTAAATATCGGTCTGAATGTAGGCGATACTGAACCTACTAATCAACTGAATAAGACTATTGCTTCTATATCTAATATAGGCACGTTTCAAAGATTATGTATCAATGATAATAGTTTTTATGAGGCGCAAAATATTAAGGAACGTTGCTTAATAGTTGAAATAGAAACAAATAGAACAGAAGAGGATATTTTGTTTGGGCTTATTGTTGTGGCTACAAAATTAAAACAAGACTCTATTGCATATGAGTATGATGGCAAAGGCAATTTATCTTTTGGGGAACAGTATAAAGGGGAATTGTATACTTTTGACTACAATTATTTTCACAAATTTTAACTTTGCGCTTTAAAATAAATTACTATCTTTACACTATCAAATAACAAAAAAACAACAAACTATGGGACGTTCAGTAAATTATCTCAGTTACGCTACAAAAGTAAGTTATCTTCATGTAGAAAGTACATGGATAGATGAAGAGACAAACGAAACAATAGAGGACGATTTTTGGTATGATGACTTAAAAGACAATATCGAAAGTAGTTTAAAAGACTTATTTCCATCTTTGACTAACTGTAAAAGATGGGACGGTAACGAAGTCTTTATATTTTTAGAAAATAACCTTGTTGAAATTGCTATTAGTGAATATTGTGGACTTGTTTCAATAAGTATACGTCCAAACAGTCATTGGAGCACAAAAGAACAGTTAGCGGAGCATTGGATAAACAAAGTATGGCACAAAGCTGAGGCAAAATTCAAAGACTTCTCAGACGTATTGGTGAAGCAAGGGACTTTTAGTAACGGGGAAGCTATTTATTCACTTTCAAAATAAACTATCATGCAAAAATTAATTTCATGGCTATTTGTACTATTTTTACTAGCTTATCTAGCTTTTATTATTGTAATAGCCGTCTTTAACCTATTCAATTTCAATTTAGAGCAATATGGCGTTTTAGCCTTATTATCTATAACAGATATTGTTTGTCTTATTGGATTTTGGCACATTGCAAAAAAAAGTTAAAATATTTCTTTTTTTAAAAAAAATACATACCTTTACATTACAAAACAAATAGACTATGATTTTAACAAAAACAATTGATGGCAATTTGATAGCAAGTCAGACTATCGGAGGCAAAAGAATTTCAAAGACATACTTTGAAAGTAGTGTGAAAAATGCTATATTAGATTTTCTTAAACACATAAAAACTTTTAAAAATGACTGAAAAAACTTTTTATGCAGCTGCAATATGTGTAGCAATATTAACAACTGTTTGTATTATAAACCTTTAAAAAATAAAAAACATGACACAACAAATTCAAACATTAGAGCAAGCCATTTTATCAGGTAAAAAATCGGCTACAGTTAACGGTAACAAATATCTATTACCTGAGCCTCAGAGGACAGGAACAGAAACACAGAAAAAAGCTTATGCATATTTTAGCGCAAAGAAGCTTTTAGGTATAGAAAAATAGGTCTTTGGGTTTTCATCAGCCTCCGAAAGTTTAAGACTTTATTCTGAGCGATACAGACGGAGGTGCAAATAAAAAAGTTATGGAATTAAATATTTTAACAGAGTATCTTACAGCACGTTTTGGTAGACAAGTTTACGTAAATAACTATAAACCAACTGACAAGGGGACGTTTATAGTAGAGTATAGAAAGTATGTAAATAAACAAAAAGCTGAGACAATAGAGCTAAATTCTTTAGAGGTATTAAGCTATGTAGCTTCAAAGCTAAATTCGCTACAGTTAAAGATTGAGCAAGGCTATTTTAGAACTAAATTTTAACAAATAAATTTTCTTTTTTTAAACTAAAAAACTTATCTTTGCACTATGAAAACAAAAGGAATA